TCCATCGCGGCGGTGAACAACCTCGCCTCCGCCGCAGCCCTGGCCGTGGACACCTCCTTCCTGGCTCGTGTCACCGCCGCGATGGAGTTCTACGGAGTCACCCTCGGCGATGCGATCCTCGCCGCCTCCACCGTCAGCGGTGCCGACAAAGCCCGGCTGATGCTCGCCCAGAACGCCCTGGCAAGCCCCAGTACCTACGCCAGCCGCTTCGGCTGGGCGATCGCGTCCGACACCACGATCGACAACACCGTGGACGACGCGACCATCGCCGCCCGAGTGGCCGTTGTGTGGGACCTCATCGCCGGAGTCCCGGTCTAAGAAAAGGAAAACGCAATGGGAAAGGGCGCCTGGCCCCCCGCGTCCCCGTGGTCCACATCAGACACCTGGTGGGACACCGACAATCAGCCCCATCCCTTCACCCTCAGCGTGCGATTCGACTCGCCGGTCAACGGCGGCGGCACCAACGCCATCCAGGGCATCGACTACGTCATTGACCCCGGATGCCCCTGGCGATGGATGATCATCGACCGCCCCGACGGCGCCCGCGTCGCCCTGGAAATGACCGCCGACACCGGAACCTTCGATGCCGAAGCCCTCGCCGGGATCGGGGTCGAGTTCTTCGCCGACATCGGATCACTGACCGCCGGAGAGATCCAGGGCTAGCAGGGAGTCGGCGTGGTACTCGCTCTCGACGGCTCCACACCGACCTTCGTGAAGGGCACATCGAACCCGGCGACCACGGCGAGCTTCTCCCCGCCCGCTAGCAGCCTCCTCGCCGCCTTCACTATCGCCGACGAATCCAACACATTCTCCGTGGCAGGCGGAAGCCTGACCTGGACGAAGATCGACAGCGTCAGCGTCGCCGGACGGTGCTCGCTCTCCACATGGGTCGCCTTCACCACCACCGCCCCGGGCAGCATCACGGTCAGCAGCACCAGAACCGGCTCGTTCACGGCGAACGGCTTGAAAGTGGCGGTGTTCACCGGTGCCGAGTCATCGTTCACCGGCGCCCACAGCATCGCGCAGTCGAACACCACATCCGCGAACGCGACGCAGACCAACTCCTGGTTCTGGGCGATATTCGGTGACCAGCTCGGCGTCACCACCGACACCGCAGGCTCCGGGTGTTCGTGGAATGACGCCGAAGCAGCCTTCGGCGGCATTTCCGGCGGAATCCTGAAACGCACCACCGCCGACGGTGTGAACGGCAACTCCATGACCATGTCCGCCGGTGGCGGATCGAGCGACTGCACGATCGCGATGCTGGAAATCAAAATCGCCAGTGCGGCGGCCGCAAGCGGCCCCATTTACCCAGTTTCCCAATACGGGTCCCTCCACTGAAAGGTATAACCCATGGCGCGCTATTCCGCGTTCGTGAAGTCCGCGACGGCGCTCGCCGTGGACACCGCCTTCGCTGCGCTCACCCCCGCCGCCGCGGTCGGATTCCGGCTCCGGCGTGTCACCGTGGGAGTCGTGGCCGGTGCCACCACCCCCACCTCTCAGCAGCTGACCGTGGCCATTAACCGCGGCACCGCCCGAGGAACCGCCACCACCACCGTCGCCGGACAGAAGCTCGATGTGAAGACCGCCGCGTCCGGAATCACCGGCCTCGACACTGTGTGGTCCACCGCCCCCACCCTCGCGAGTGCCGACCAGTACCGCATTTCGTTCAACTCCCAGAGCGGCGCCGATTTGCCCTGGGAATTGCTCGAAGAATTCGCGTCCGACGTCGGCACTGCGAACCCGTTCGTATTCGTCAATCGCGACAACGCGCTGCCCGCCTCCCACGCCTACACGCTGAGTGTGGAGTGGGAGGAATAGAAGGGATGTTCGAATCCATCCGGACTTAAGGGCGTGGATGCCTGGTCTCTTCTCTGATGTGCCGAAGGGGGTGGTTCGAGTGCTTACTCAGCTCCTGCATTGCCTGACTCAGCTGCTGACCGGGCTGTAACCCACTGACGGGGAGTGAGCTGTGAACCGTCGGTGGCGCAATCACCTTGCCCGACGAGGACAGTTCCTCACCGTCCCCGTCGGGGCGCCAGCACGGTCCGCCTCCATCGTCGACGCGGCGGGCACCCGTCCGCGTTCCGTGCCACGCCCATCGCGTGGCCGGTTCTTCTCGGTGCCGCCCACCGCGGCACCCCCGGTGGTCACACCGTGGACGCCGGGAATCACCGAACAAGCCGGGATGCGCCCGCGTCGTGCCTCGATCCGGCGCGGGTGCTTCCTGTCCACGCCCCCTGCGCCACCCCCGGCAGTGCAGCCGTGGACACCCGGGCTCACCCAGCAGGCTGGCAGGCGCTGCGTCCGGGCCCGCGACGGGCGGTTCTTCCCGTCGCCGGTCGCCCAGCCCTGGACCCCGGGGATCGTCGAACCATCCGGAAACCGGCCACGGTGGACGAGCATCCGCCGCGGCCGGTTCTTCCCCATGGTCGCCGCACCCCCTGCGGCTCCTCCGCCGCCGGTCGTTCAGCTCTGGATCGGGCAGGCCGGAAACCGGCCGCGCTGGGCCGTGGCCCGGTCCGGTGCCTTCTTCCCGACGCCCTCGGCACCTGCCCCGATTGTCCAGCCGTGGACGCCGGGACTGGTGCAGCCGCATCGGCTGCGCGGTGCTTCGGTTCGACGCGGGCGGTTCCTCCCGGCGCCCCAGTCGTCCCCGGTCGTCGGACTCCGGATCGAACAATCCGGAGTTCGCCGACCGGCTACGCGTCGCGGCTTCTTCCTGCCCGTGCCGCCCAAGCCAGTGGTCGTCCCGGCGCTCCCGCTGAGCCTGATCCACTGCCAGGGCCAGAGGCGTCCCCTGCCTGTCCGGCACGGGTCGTTCCTGATCGTCCTGGCCCCGGCGGTACCCCCACTGGTTCCGCCTGCGCTCCCGGCGATTCTGCGGCCCCTGCGCCGCCTTGTGCTGCCGGTACGCGGAGGGAACCTCGCGACACCGGTCCCGGCGCCCCCTTCCGCGCCGGTGACCGGCCCGCCGGTGGCCACCCAAACACGTCCGCGGGGACGAGCGGTCCAGGCCCGCCGAAGGACATTCCTCACTGTCCCGCTGGTGGGCCTGGCCGCGCCCGCGCCCGGATTCGCCTGCCAGGACTTCAGCTGCGTCGTCACCGCCGACGCGTACTCGGCCACCGCCAGCGCTGACGCCTACAGCGCCACTACCGCTCTCGACGCGTACTCGACCGCCGTCACCCCGGACACCTATTCCGGCGTGGCCACCAACTGTGGGAGGTGACCGTGGCAACCAGTAACCCCCTGACCCTCAATGAGAACAACGATGAGGTGGTCCGGGTCACGATCACCACCAACCAGCCGACCGCCGGTACAGCGCTCGACCTGACCGGCAAAACACTGGAGGCGTACCTCAAGCCCAACGCCGCCACCGCAGACGGAGCGGCCGGGGTGTGGAAGGGCACCAGTACCGGTGGGGACATCACCATCACCGACGCCGCGGGCGGCAAGGTGGCCATCGCCATCCCTGCCGCCTCGGTGACCCTGTCGCAGACCTGGTGGCGTCTGGATGTCCTCAGTGGAGCACTGCGGAAGACGGCGTGCTTCGGGACCCTCACGGTGGTGGACCTGTAAATGGCCATCGACGTCGGCTCCGTCTACCGCCTCGCCTTCACCCTCAAGTCACCCGATGGCGCACTCGTCAACGCAGGCTCCATGGCGCTGACCATCAATCTGCCTGACGGCACCAGCACCCTGATCTCACCCGTGGCGCCCGGCTCAACCGGGGTCTACCAGTACGACTACACCACCGTCCAATCCGGACGGCACATCGCGCACTGGGTAGGCACCGGAGCAAACCCCGGCGCCTACGCCGAAGCATTCGAAGTTCTCTCCGCCACACCGCCCGCGCTGATCTCCCTCGCCGATGCCAAGCAGCAGCTGAACATCAGCACCAACGCCTTCGACGACGAACTCAGGGTCTTCGTCGACGCGGCCACCGCGGCAGTCGAACGCCACCGCAACGAGTCCATCATCCGACGCACCTTCGTCGAAGAGCACTACCTCACCGACTACGCCTGGGGCTACGGCCAGAACATCGGCCAACCCGCCGCCTGGGGAGTACCAGCTCGGAAGCTGTCCCTCGACAAGCGCCCCGCCCTCTCCCTCACCAGCGTGGCGCGTGTCGACGGAACCCTGTCCTGGGACGTGTCGAACCTGCACCTCAATTCCAACGGGATCGTCAGTGTCATGTTCGGCAACCCCATCTCCGGGCATGTTGCCGTGACCTACATCGCGGGCTACCAGTCGATCCCCGCCGAATTCACCCTCGCCACCCGGATCATCGTGCAACACCTGTGGCAAACCCAGCGAGGAAACAAAGGCTGGCCCAAGCCCGGCGGCATGGATGACTCCCTCGGCCCCGCCGGAATGGGGTTCGCCATCCCGAACCGCGCCCTCGAACTTCTCGGCACCGGAAGCCCAGGTTTCGCGTAGATATGGTCCAGACACGAATTCCCGCCAGTATCGACGCGATCGTGACAGCACTTCAGGCCGCCGGACTGAACGTCTGGGACGGGCCGATCCTCACCGGCGACTACACGGACTCCGTCTACATCGGATACGACGCACAGCCAGACATCGTCGAGCAGCGCGCCGCCACATCCATGCAGAGCTGGGCAGGGCTGGGGAACCGCGCCCGCAACGAGGACAACGGCATCACCTGCGCCGTCGTCACGCTGACCGGTGACACCGCGAACAGCTGGAAAGCCGCGCGAGACCACGCCTTCTCCATGCTGGAAACCGTCGGCCAGGTGCTACGCGCAGACCCTTCCCTCGGGTTGTCGCCACCATCGGTCGCCGAACTCGAACCCGGCGACTACTTCCAAGAAATCGGCCCGGCGGGTTACCAGTGCCGGATTGCCTTCGTCATCCATCACCTAACCCGCGTGTAAGGGAGCCCCTCCATGCCCAGGTTCCGTCTGCGGTCGGATTGTTCGCCCGTCGCCCTCTTCTTTCCCCAGGGCCACCACGACTCGCTGTATGTCGAGCCCGGCGACGTCATCGACGTACCCGGCGACGTGGTGGCCGATTCGCCGGACGACGCGTTCGTCATCGGCACCGGCGACGAAGCGCGCGCCTGGCCGAAGGCCCTGTGGGAATCCGCCGACGCCTCTCCCGTGGCCGACGCGGCTCCATCCGAGCCCCCTACGGCTGAAGCGGCTCCGCCCGCGGAAGGGAACTAACCGATGCCTACCGGCGCGGGTCTCGACGCCCAGATCATGTTCGGCCAGGAAACCACCTGGGGTACCGCGGTCACTCCGACGCGCACCATCGAATTCAACTCTGAGGGCCTGAAGAAGGACATCACCTGGCTGGAGCCGAATGCGCTCCACACCGGCATCAAGTACAAGCGAGCCAGCCGAATCCGGCAGGCGCGGACGTCGATCGCCGGAGACTTCACCTTCGACCTCAACACGCTCGGCATGGGCATGCTCGTCAAGAACATGCTCGCCTCCACCGTCACCACGACGACCCTGATCTCCGGCTCCGCCTACAAGCAGGTGCATGTCCCGGGCGACTTCCGAAGCCTGGGCCTGACTGTCCAGGTGGGACGCCCGGAAGCGAACTCCGGCAACGTCAAGCCCTTCACCTTCGCTGGCTGCAAGATCAGCAAGTGGGATTTTACGTTGAAGGACAACGACACTCCGAACATCAAGTGCACAGTGGACGGTCGGAGCGAAGCCACTGCCACCGCCCTGGCCACCGCCAGCTACCTGGCCGGGTCGACCACCTACGACTTCAGCCAGGCCACGCTGAAGCTGGGCGGCACCGCCACCACCACCTCCGGCGAAACCAGCATCGCCGGTGGTACCGCAGTGGCGACGATCATCAAGGACATCAGCATCTCTGGCTCCGCGCCGATGGACGCCCAGCGCTTCGGCCTCGGCAACGCAGGCCTCAAGGCCGAGCAATTGGAAAACGGCATCCCGACCGTCACAGGGAAGCTGTCGGCGGAGTTCAACAAGGCCGAGTTGTACGACGTCTTCGCGAACAACACCACCACCGCCCTGGAGCTGGACCTGACCGGCGCGGCGATCGGTTCCTCGAACTACCTGGTGAGTTTCATCATCCCGGCGATCAAGCTGAAGGTGGCCGCCCCGGCCGTCACCGGTCCCGCCATCGTCCAGATGTCCACCGACTTCGAGGCGTATTCCGACGAGACCAACCCCGTCATCCAGATCAAGATCATCTCCACGGAGAGTTCGACGATCTGATGGCCACCGTCGAGGTCGAACTCCGCACGCTAGGCGCCATGCAATTCCGGTACCTGGCGCGCAGTCTCCGGGAGATCGGGCCCGAGGGGCGCCAGCTTCGACAGGAGTTGCGCAAGCGCATCACCGACGCCGGACGTCCCGTCGTACAGGACGTCCGGCAGGCCGTGCGGGACGTCCCCGTGAAGGGCACCCAAGGTGGCGGCGCACTGCAACGACGGCGCGCCGCCGTCCTGAAGGCCCGCACGGTCAGGAGCGCGGCCCGCGCCGCGGCCGGGAGACATAGCCTCCGGCGCGCGATCGCCTCGGCCACCGGCCTGCGCGTCGTCAACCGGGGCGTCTACATCATCGTGCGGGCATCCCAGATGCCCGAGGGCCAGGAGACGCTCCCGAAGCACCTCAACAACCCGAAAGGGTGGCGACACCCCGTCTACGGCGACCGTGCGACGTGGGTGCACCAAGAAGGCCACCCCTACTTCGACGTGACGATCCGCAGGCACGAAGTCGAATTCCGACGCGCCTGCGAACAGGCGATCGAAGACGTCCTGAACCGAGTACGACAACTGAGGTAGCACACATTGGGCACACGATTCGAAATCGAAGGCCGAACCTACGACTACGACGGCAAGATCTCCGTGGAAGACGCGATGTTCATCCACGAGAAGTCGGGTCTGGGCATGGCGAAGTTCAACCGCGAACTCCTCGTCGAACTCAACCCCTCGGCGGTCGCTGCGTGGATATTCCTGCTCAAGCGCCGCGCCGGTGAAGCCGTGCGCTGGCAGGACATTCTGAAGCTCGACCTGCGCACCTTCACCGTCCACTTCGAGGACGAACCCGAAGAGGACGCGGAGGACGGGGAGAACGTCCCGGAGGCGCCGGACCCTACAACAGCTGGGACAACGCCCCCGGACGGTACTACGAGTACCTGACGGCGCTGTCCTATCACTTCTCCTTGCGGCCCAAGGACATTCTCGCGCTGACCCTCTTCGAGTTCGACCTGTACGCGAAGTCCTTCGACCAGATCATCAAGGGGTGACCAATGAGCAACGACCTCACGTTCGCGATCATCGCCCTGGAGAAGGTCGACACGGCGCTGAACCACGTCGCCGAGCGGCTGGAGATGCTGGAGACGAAGGTCGACCGGCTCAACGGCAAGAAGGCCAAGCTCGACGTCGACGTCGACACCGACAAAGCTGGTAAGGGTCTCGACCTCATCCAGTCGCGCTGGCAGGCCATCGCCGCGGCCATCATCGTCGCATCACCGGTGATCGGCGCGGCCGTCCTCGCGGGCGTAGGGACCGCTTTCGTCGGTACCGCCGTACTGGCGCAGAAGTCGAACATCGACGTCCAGCAGTCCTTCGCGGGCATGTGGACGAACGTCGTAGGGACGACGCGAGCCGCTACCGACCACCTGGTGCCCCAGCTCGTCGGTGCGGGCAACGCCATCGGCAACATGTTCCAGGAGATCGGTCCGCAACTGACGCGGGCCATGTCCTTCGCCGGGCCACAGATCGTCGCCATCACGCGCGGCATCACCGAACTCGCCACCAACGCCATGCCCGGCCTCGTCACAGCGATGCAGAGCATTCAGCCGGTCATGAGCGCGACAGCGAACTTCATGGGACTGCTGGGCTCGGTCTTCTCCGACACCGTATCCAGCCTCGCACAGCATTCCGCCGAATACGCGACTGTGCTCCAATCGGTGGGCAGCATCACGCAGTCGGTGTTCAGCCTGGCGACCCAGCTGATCAACGATCTCGCCGTCGCCTACGCGCAGAACTCCGCGCAGATCAACAGCTCGATCGCCGGGATAACCGGCGTCATCGCGAAACTCGCCAGCGGCGTCCTACCTGTGCTCACGGCAGCCATGACCGCTGCCGGGAACGCCATCAAGACGATCACCGACATCATCGGCCCCTGGGCGCCCCTGTTCGGTTTCGTCGCCACAGGCGCGCTCGCCCTCTGGGGCGCGTTCAAGCTCGCCGACCTGGCCACGGTCGGCGTCACGAAGCTCGGCGCGGGGATCAGCTGGCTCGGCACGCAGATGATCACCGCTGCCGCGGGCGGGGACAAGCTGATCGTGTCCCTGGGAAGCGTTGCGGCCGAAGCGTCCGCGACTTCAGGGGCGCTCGCCGGTGTCGCGGTCTCCGCTGGGGAAGCCGCGGTCGGGATGGGGGCCGCGACGAGGGCGATGGCCGGGCCGCTCGGTATTGCCCTCGTCATCGGGTCCGTCCTGTTGAGCAAGCTCGCCGGGGACACTGGCGAGGCCAGCCAGAAGACGCAGGAGTTCAAGGCCAAGACCGACGAACTCACTGCCTCGCTGATCGCCAACCACGGGGCCGTCGACCAGCACACCAGGGATCTCCTGACCGGTTCGGACGCTTACAAGGCCGTCGCCGGGAAGATCTCACAGTTCGGGGTCTCGCAGAAGGACCTGACGGACGCCATCATGCAGGGCGGCCCGGCCCTGGATGGGATCAAGGCGCGCCTGAAGGGCGTGACGGACGCGGCCACAGCGAGCGGGGCGAACACAGCCAAGAACGCCGACGAGCTGTGGAAGAACGCCAAGGCCGCTGACGAGGTCGGCAAGGGGCTGGATGGACTGGTCGCCCAGTGGGGAGCCGCCAGCGGCGCTGCCAACGAGGCCACCGCAGCGCAGAAGAACACTGCGCTCGTCATGGCAGGCTCGACCGAGGCAACCGCCGCCGCTTCTGGCGTCGCCGCGTCGTTCGGGATGACCGTGGGCAGTGTCCAGCGCGGACTGTACGACCTGGGCTCGGCCGCCGGGAACGCCGGTCTCAGCGTGGAGCAGCTCGCGGTGAAATTCCGCGACGGGCAGATCGCCATCGGCAATGCGGCAGCCGCGATCACAGACCACTTCGAGCAGGCGGACAAGGCCGTCGCCTCCGCTCAGGAGGGTGTCGATTCGGCCTCCCATGCCTATACGGCTGCGCAGGCGTCCATCACCGACGCGCACCACTCCGAAGCGGCTGCGGCACGCGGCGTCGCGCAGGCGGAGCAGGGCGTGGCGCAGGCCCAGCACAGCGTCGCCGCCGCCCAGCGGGGAGTGCAGGACGCCGTTGAGGGCGTCGACACGGCGCGGAAGGCGTACGCGAAGTCCCTGCTGGACGAGAAGAAGGCCGAAGCCGACCTGCACGCCGCCCGGCAGCAGGCCGTGCAGGACCTGAAGGATCTGCATCTACAGCTTGAAGACCAGGTTGTCTCCGAAGAGTCCGCGCGGGTTCGGCTGTTCGAACAGACCCAGTCGGCGGCCTCGTGGGGCATCACCGGCAAGAACGCCAAGTCCATCGCCGGGCAGACCGTCACCGCCGCCAACGTCGACGAGGTCAAGGCCGCGCTTGACTTCGTGTCAGCGCAGAACGCGCTGAACGACACCCTCAATTCGGGCACGAAGGTGCGGCGTGACGTCGCCGCTGCCGACAAGGCGGGCGTCGACGGCGCCAAGGGTGTCGTGACCGCACAGGAGCAGCTGGTGGCCGCGCAGGAGCAAGTGACCAGCTCGGCGAAGGGCGTGACCAAGGCTCAGCAAGCCGTATCGGACGCCACGTACTCCTTGCAGCAGGCGAAGCAGGGGCTTGTTCGGGCCCACCAGGCGGTTTCGGACGCGGCCTACGCTGAAAAAAAGGCGCACCAGGGCGTGACGGACGCCGAGGACGCATCGACCAAGGCGGCCCAGAACCTTCAGCGGGCAAAGGAAACGCTCACCAAGGCCCAACAGGACGCGTCCCGGACGCTGGATCTCTCGACGGAGGCGGGCCGGAAGAACTTCGCGCAGCTGAAGACGCTCTCGGATGCGATCCTCGCCGAATACGGCCCGTCCGCGGACGCGTACAACCGGATCATCCAGCAGACCGCAGACAAGTTCGGCATCTCGAAGCAAGCCGCGTTCGACCTCGCCAAGCAGCTGCACCTGATCCCGCAGGACTTCAAGTTCGACATGACAGCGGTGGCGAGCGTCGACACCGCGTCCCTTCAGCAAGTCTTCAAGGGAACCTCGGCTGGCGGCTACTACAACGACTCCCGCAACGTCGCCAAGACCGTCGGCGGAACCGGATACGCCGCCGGTGGCCCCATCTTCGGTGCCGGTGGGCCACGAGACGACATGGTCCCGCTGTGGGCGTCGGCGGGCGAGTGGATTCACCCCGTGGACAGCGTCGACCACTACGGGACGAGCTTCATGGAAGCCGTACGGACAAAGAAGTTCCCGAAGTTCGCCACCGGCGGGCCCGTCGATCTGGTTCAGTGGAACGCCTTCGGCGCGGGCGCGGGCGCTGCCTACATCGCGAACGTGGACGCGTTTACCGTGATGGGTCTGCCGCATCCGCCCCAGCTCCCCGCGTACGTCGCACCGCCGCCGTTCACCGGCGGTGGCGTGAACGTCTCCGGCATCCGCGGAGACCGGGCTGCGAACCGCGCCGTCGTCCTCCAGGTCTTCGGCTCAATGTTCGGGTGGGGCTCACCCGGCGAGGTGGATGCCACCGACTACCTGATGATGCGGGAATCCGGGTACAACAACATGGCCCAGAACCCGACGTCCACGGCGTTCGGCGCATTTCAGTTCCTGAACAGCACATGGGCTGGCTACGGCATTCCGAAGACGTCGGACATTTCGTTGCAGGCCGTCGCTGGCGGCCGGTACATCCGGGCGCGCTACACCGACCCGATCGGTGCCGCCGCCCACGAGCGAGCCTTCAACTGGTACGCCAACGGGGACATCATCAACACCCCCACCATCGGCATCCTCGGCGAAGCCGGGCCAGAAGTCGTACTCCCGCTGAACCGTCCCCAGCGGGCGAGGCAGCTGGCCGACCAGGCTGGGCTGCACGAGAAGCACTTCCACCTCACCGTCTACAACGCCGCCAACAGCGAAATCAACCTCCGCGCCCAATTCAAGAGGCTTGAGATCGAAAGCGGGATGCTGTGACCGCGGAAATCTCTCAATGGCTCGACGTCAACGGGACCGTGACCACATTGGACGTCGACTGGGACGCCAGCGGTCGCTACATGGCCGAGATCGTCCACGAGGAAGACGCGGTGCCCGGCCAGGACGGGGCCCGGCACCGCGCCGCCCACTACAAGCCGCACGAGTTCACGCTGAAGCTCACCATCTCCGCCAACCCCGGCGACGAAGCCGGTCTGCGTACCGCGCTGCGGAACCTGATGGTCGCGATGGACCCCAAGCGTGGCGCGGGGATCATCCGCGTCACCTCACCGATCGGGGACGTCCGGGAAATCGAATGCTACGTCGCCTCCGGCCTCGGGATCGAGGAGAAGCCGGGTAGTGGCGGGGTCGACATGCAGCAAGCCGCAGTGGTGTTCCGCGCGTACGACCCCTTCTGGCGCGACGTGTCGGACATCGCGGCCAGCTTCAGCATCGGGGCCACGCCGAGCTTCTTCCCGATCTTCCCGCTGCGGCTGACGGCCAGTCAGATCGCAGTCGACACCACCGTCACCAACAGCGGCGACACCGACGCGTGGCCCGTATGGACCATCGTCGGGCCGGGAAGCGGGATCGTCCTGCGCAACCTCACCACCGGCGAGCTGCTGCTGTTCAACACCCTCAGCCTGGGCACCGGTGAGTCTGTCGTCATCGACACCCGCCCCGGCCGCAAGACAGTGACCAAACAGGACGGTTCGAACAGCTTCCCCGACCTCGACGTGTCCTCGTCGCTGTGGGCGCTGCGCACCGGGACAACCTCGGTGCGACTGGAGATGTCCGCCGCCCTCGCGGGAGTGTCGTCGCTGGCGGTCAACTACCGGCAGAGGTATCTGTCGCCATGACCTTCGAGTGGAAGGTCTACGCCCGCGACCCCGCCGGGCACCGCGCCGCCGAGGTCGACGACTACACCGAACTGAAGCTGACCCCGGTGTACAACGACGTCGGCACCTGGGAAATCACGATGAACCGCGGCGCCGCCCAGGCCGCGAACCTGACCTCCCCACTGTGGGGAATCATTGTGTGCCGCAACAACTCTGTCATCTTCTCCGGCCTGATGAACCACTCCGCGCACGCCGTGGACCGCAACACCTCACCGCCGAAGAACGAAGTGGTCATCACTGGCCTCACCGATGACGCATGGCTCAGTCGACGCGTGGTATCCCCATCTCCCACGGAGTCTCAGCCGCCCTACACGGTGCAGCCCTACGACGTCCGCACCGGGCAGGCCAGCACGATCCTGCGGCAATACGTTGACGTCAACGCGGGGCCGAGCGCGATCAGCCCCCGCCGCGTCACCGGCCTCACCATCGGCACCGACCCGCTGATCGGCACCACCGTCTCCGGCAACGGCCGGTGGGACAGCAACTTGTTGCAGTTCCTTCAGCCGCTCGCCTCCGCCGGAGGTGTCGGGTTCCGCATCATCCAGGTCGGCACCGGCCTCCAATTCCAAGTTTTCGCCCCCACCGACCGGTCCGCCTCGGTGAACTTCTCCCTGGCACTGGGGAACCTCAGCGGCTTCACCTACGACTCCACGGCCCCGGTGAACAACTACTCGTTCGTGGGGGCGACCGGCACCGGGACAACGCGGGTGCTGAAGGAGTTCCCGGACTCCGCGGCGATCGCCACCTGGGGCCGGATCGAAGGCCCGCTGGTGAACCAGAGCGGCACCACTGACCCCACCCACATCGCCCAAGCCGGGGCGGATGCTCTCACTCAGGGGAGTGAACAGGCGACGCTGACGATCACCCCCGTGGAGACCTCCACCTTGCTGTACGGGGTGCATTACTTCCTGGGGGACAAGGTCACCGTCCAGCTCGAAGGTCCCGCGAATTCGCCCTACGCCGGGGAAGGACGGATCGTCGACACCCTTCGCTCCGTGGAAATCCATCTCACGCCCGACGGCCCGCAGACCGTGAACCCGACCATCGGCACAGCTGCCCGCAAAGACGTCTTACGCATCATCCGCGCTGTCCGCGACATGCAGAAGCGGCTCAACCTGCTTGAGAGGCTGTGAATGGCTACCTCCCTCGATTCCTACATGCCGTTCGACTCCGGTCCCGGCTCGAATGTGACGGAGGACGGCTGGCGTCAATTCGCCCGGCATTTCCGCGGTGACGGCGTCATTCGCAGCGTCGGCAGCGAATTCCGGCCCTTCGGCGACTCCACCGGCATGCAGGTGAAGGTGCCGACCGGCGAATGCTGGATCAGGGGGGCCTGGGGCACCAGCACCGCCACCAAGGCTCTTCCCGTCGCCACGGCGCACGCCACATTGCAGCGGCTCGACCTGGCTATTCTCCGGAATGATTTTGTGAACAACAGGATCGAATTGGATGTGCTGACCGGCACCGCTGGCAGTACGAGCTACCCGACGCTGACCCAGAACACGTCGAAATGGGAAATCCAGCTCGCACAGATCACCGTTCCCGCGGCTGCCGTGACCATCACCTCCGGCAATGTTCGTGCCATCCCCGACTACACGGACGGCAGCTGCTCATACACAGTAGACAGTTCATTCCAGTCGATCTCGACCGGTGGCAGTGGAACCAGGATCGACTTCGACGTGGAGCAGTTCCCCTCCAGCGTCGTGGACCGCCCCAGCATTCATGAATGGAAGCTTCAGCGCGCAGGCCTGTGGCTGATGGTGCTCAACGTGTACTGGGACAACCCGAACACCACGGGGTCGCGGCGGATCTGGCTCCAGCGCCAGAACGGCGGCTCAGCGAACCCCGTCAAGCTGGGGCTCAACTACGCCAACCCAGTCGTGGACACCGGCACCGCCCAGTCTCTGACCACTATGGACAGGTTCACCGCCGGAGAAGTCATCGAGGCGTGGGGCCAGCAGACATCAGGCGTCTCCATCGCGATCCTCGGCACGTCGTCCTTCAACGAGGGCACCCGCATCGAACTGTATTGGCTTGGGCCGTGATCGGGCGTGTACACCGCGGCTGACACCACGGGCCCCGCGCTCAGTGACGTCACGACGTGGATCAACTTCGGCGTCCTCGGCCTCGTCGTCCTCAGCCTGATCACCGGCTGGCTGTGGACGAAACCCAGCGTCGAAAAGCTCCTCGAAGAACGCGACCGCCTGGTGAAGGAACGGGAGAGGGCCGACGCCCAGCGGGACGCCATGGCCCAGGTTCTCCAGGAACGGCTGCTCCCGGTGATCGGGGACTTCATCAGCACCACCCGGGCGCTGCTTCCCGTGCTTCAGCAACTCCAAACCCTGCAAGCAATGATCCCCATCCTTCAGGAGATTGCCCGAGCAAAAGAGGCGGACAGTGACCAAAAGGCAAAAAGGCGAAGGTCACCGTGAGTACCGGGCCGAAGAGGTCGACGCCCTCACCGCGCGCGCGAACACCCTGCTCGACGAACTCCATGAAGTCATGGGGGAAATGACCGAACGTCTGCGCATCCTCCTGGGAGACGAGAAGCCATGAGGTGGTTGAGGAAGCACCGCATCGACCCCGCAGCGTCGTCGCCCGCCGAGGACGTGGAGATCGCCCGGCTGACCGCGCGGGCCGACCTCATCGTCGAGCAGCTCGACGTCGTGGTGAAGGAAATGAGCGACATTCTCAAAAGCGCCTACGAGGCAGGGAAATAATGGACGACAAGCAGGCGACACTTGCGGCCGCCCTCCGGCTCAACGAATCCATGGCCGACCTCTCCACGGAAATGCGAGCCCTCCGGGACTACGGACATCGGAACCGGCGCTACATCTGGGGCCTCACCATCAGCCTCATCCTGGACCTCGCACTGTCCATCGTGGTCGCCTTCGTCGCCGTGCAGGCAAACGAAGCCAGCTCGCTGGCTGCGCAGAACCGCACTGCGCAGAAGACGACCTGCGAGGCGAGCAACCAATCCCGCCTGGTCACCACCAACCTGTGGAACTACGTCCTCGACTTGTCCTTGAAGCAGCCCAACCTCACCCCGGAGAAGCAGAAGCAGATCAGCGACTTCCGGGCGTACATGACCGACGCGTACGCCCAGCGCGACTGCACCCAGCTGGGGAAGTGACATGGCGCTGCTCGTTGATTTGTACGGTCAATACAACACAGTCACAGACTGGGCGGCCCTGGCGAAGGCCGTGGATGGTGCCTACCTGAAGTACTCCGACGGCGGCGGCGGGGCTCGCACGCCCGCGGACGCCTACGTCGCCAACTGTCGCGCCCACGGAATTCTCTGGGGCGGATACCACTTCGCCGAACCCGGCGACCCGGCACTGCAAGCCGAAGTGTTCGTCGGCGCCTGCCAGCGTCTCGGGGGAGAACTTGCGCCCGCCCTGGACCTCGAATCCGGCGGCATTCCCGACGCTGCTCGCCCCTGGTTCGCCAACACCTTCCTGCAACGGGTGCACCGGAACTTCCCGGTCGTGGTGCTCTACGCCTCCACCAGCTGGCTCGCCACGCTGAAGCCAGAGAACTGGGGCTACCGCTGGCTGCGCATCTGGGCCGCCGAATACGGCACCAACACCGGTACGCGCCAGGACATCCGGCACTACACCGGCCAGGTCGATCTTCACCAGTACACGAGCTTCGGCCAGATCCCCGGCGTCACGGGTCATGTCGACCTAGACCACACCGACAACCTTCCGGCCCTGCGCCTGGCGGCCACAACTACGCCACTGCGCCACGACGAGGAGACGACCATGCAACTACCCGCGGGCGACCACCGGAGCGCCTCCTTCGACATCCCCAGCGGTGCCACGAAGATCCGTATCAACTGCCCCATCGAGTCCCTCATCGTGCACGGCATCTGGCAGGCCGGTGACGCACTTCCTGCGGGGACGAACTTCGACTACAAGTGGAGCCATGAGGCCGACTTCCGTGTCGACCGGCTCCGGCCCTGGCGGATCGACGTCGTAGCAGGCGCCACCCAGGGGTCCATCATCTGGTCCTACGCCGCCGGACACCCCGAACGCTCCGGCTCGCTGAGCTTCCGGTGACGGCATTGGAACCCCGCATCGGCAGCACCGTCGCCTACACGTTGTCCATTCAGGACGCACAGATCATCAACCGTCAGCGACGCAGTGTCGACAAGAAGAGTCCCGAGGTGTACCGCGGCGAGACATATCCGATGGAGATCACCCGCATCTGGGGCTCCACGCCGGATGCCCCGCATCTCGTCGACGGCAAGGTCGTACTCGGTCATGACACCCACCTCGTCTCGCTCGTGAAGCGGGGCATCGGCCCGAACACCTGGAGCTGGTAAGCACGATGACCGAGATCACAGCGAAGATCACATGCACCAACAAGGAAGAACTTGGCGACGGCCAGGCCCAGGTTCGCTTCGCGCCGGACTACGCCGAAGGCCGCAACTCCAGCTGGGCGGCGGCTACCCCGGCCCTCTCCCTCTCGATGTGTCTCAAGGGCGACGTGGCCGACGACTTCCAGGTCGGCCAGGCCTACGAGCTGCGCTTCATCCCCGAGGCCTCCGAATGACCCGCCTGTTCGTTCTGGAGCGCACGGAAGACGTCTCCGGCGTCTCTGGTACCGGGACCGTCGCTGACGGCGTCCTGTGGCCCACAGGGCAGGTATGCGTGTGCTGGCGCGGCCCCCGCTCCAGCATCGCCGTGTGGCAGACCCTCGATGACGCCATCGCCATCCACGGCCACGACGGCAAGACGAAGGCCGTCTTCCTGGACTAGCTCAACCGGGCGATCAGCTTGCGTCGGAACTGGTCCAGGCGCGGATCGCACCCGGGGCCACAGTCGTCGTCAAGCGGTACCCAGTGGACCGCAGAGATCTCCCCAGGGTCGGCGACAACCCGCATGTCTTGGTCGCCAGTGAGGACGAACCACAACGTCGCGTCCTCGTGACTGTGGTCCACCGCCTGCGTGACGGTGACGAACAGGGGCTCCTCGAACAGGAACCGGGCGTCGATGCCCAGCTCCTCCTCCGCCTCCCTGACCACCGTCTTCCGAGGGTCCTCGGCGTAGTCGACATGCCCGCCAGGGGGCAGCCGCAGGCCCGACAGCACGTGGTCGATGAGGAGCACGGTGCGGCGGCGGGGATCGAAGACCACGAAGTAGACGCACAGATGGAGCTTCGGCATCGCCGGTTTCGCGGTGCGCCACAGCGGTGCCCCGGAGTCGATCCACCTGAGCATCGCCACCTGGTCGATGTCCTCCCGTAGGTCGCATGCCACAACTCCGGCCACCAGGTCGCGCACGATCGTTCGTGGCTGCTCCATGGATTCCCCTTTCCCGCGTTCGAGGAGTCAACCATGCGCTACGTCAAGGCGCTCGCCGCCATCCTCGCCGCGATCGCCACCGCCCTGATCCCCGTCCTCGCCGATGGCCACATCACCGGCGCCGAGCTGATCAACGTGGCCATCAGCGCCGCGACCGCCGCACAGGTCTACGCGGCGCCGAACACCCTCATCGCGCGTGCGACGAAGGCCGTCCTCGCCGTGATCATGGCCGTCCTCCAGGCCGCCGTCGTCCTGATCGCCGACCCGCACAATCCGGTGCTGTGGTTCCAGGTACTCGCCGCGGCCGTCGGTGCCGCTGGCATTTACCGAATTCCGAACTCCCCGCCACTAGGAGCCATCCCTTGACCATCCCCACCCCCGGCAGCATCGTGCTCTACACACTGTCCGAACAGGACGCAGAGCAGATCAACCGTCGCCGCCGTGACGCCGCCGCGTCCCTCGCCAGCGAGCAGAACCCCGTCGGCGCCCAGCTTCACGCCGGGAACACCGCCGCCGCCGGTGACGTGTACCCGATGGTGATCGTGCGCGTCTGGATGGACACCCCCGGAGGCGCCGTCAACGGACAGGTTCTCCTGGACACCCTCTGGGTCACGTCGGTCAACGTCGGCGAAGGAGAACGTCACTTCACCTGGCCGACCCCCGAGCCCGCCTCCCTGTAGCCACCCCGGGCCGAGGGTTCAATCGGCCACGCTTGCCCGCGATGGGCCTCCGTGATGGAGAAAAGCATGCCCCACGAAAACATCGACAGCGCCTTCGGATTCGGTCGCGTCCAGGTCATCTGGCGCTCGGCGAACCACGACCCCCACGCCGACGAAGCCGAGATGGGCTACGTCCAGGTCATGAGCGAGGACCCCAACAGTATCGCCATGTTCCCCGGTTCCCCGGCAAGCGAGGCCGACGACCGGTGCGATGACAGCACCAAGCCGCCGGGAGGCGACACTGGATACCCGCCTGCACAGTGCACCGGCTTCGCCGTCATGCTCGACCGCGACGGCATCAACCGCATGATCCGCCAGCTTCGCCGCGCCCGCGACGCCGCCTTCGGCCTCGACGCCTAGCGAGGACGTACGCCTCTCGGCCGCATAGGAACTCCCGCCCGCTTCAGTAGGCGTCGGATCGTGCCGTAGGACACATCGTGCGCATCCGCGATTTCCCGAATGGTGCCGCCCTGCTCGTACTGGCGCTGTACCACGGCTTTGTCGATGTCGCACGTGTAGCCGCGTCCCGTGACAGGCATGTCATCGACGTAGCTACGGAGCACTTCACCAGTCCAGCTCAGCGACAGGCCGAACGTCTCGGCGATCTCCGCTTGGTTTCGCCGTAACCCCACGCCCGCGCCATCCGACAATTGCGGTCGGTGCGCTCCGAAGCGTCCATCAATGAGTGCTCCCGTTAGTTCTCGCAGATTTCGCGACCCGTCAACTGCTTCGGAGGTGACCGTGCGCGGCAAGGGATTCACCTAGCAATCCTCCAGAACTGGGTCGGCTGAGTGTGCCAGCTGATCCACCACAAAGCCCCCCATCGCTCCCCGGGAATGTCGTCCTCGGGTAGAGCGGTGGGGGGCTTTCTTTGCGTCAGCGCCGCCGACGACGACGACGGAGAACCCCCGCCTCATCGAGCATCCGGTACGCCGCTCCGGTCGAGATGCCGTGCTTCTCGCCTGCAAGTCGGACACTTAACCCTTTGTCCACGTAGTCGTCGACCAGGCCAGGCGGTGTCTGGAGCCTCAAGTGAGGGCGAGGCGACGCCCTGGGGCGGATCTGCACGTCCATCGCCCGCAAACGTGCCACTACCTGGTAGGGCTTGAGCCCGGTCTTCTTCGCGATCGTGGACGACCCGATCTTCTGCGCGTACAGAGACTTCAGCACCTCATCGTCGACAGTGGTCACTGCGCCACCAACTTCACCACCGAACGGCGGCATGCCGTCCTCCCGTCCTCCGTACGTCCTAAACCTTGACTGGGAGGGTAGTGGCTGCCGCCCCCGAGCGCTCGTCATCGGAGGCGGCCGCTGGAGGGCCGCCCCATGCCCGCACTTTCGCCCGCGGGTCCGCTGAGATGTGCCTGCGGGCCGTTTCCGTCGACACGCGGAACTTCTTCCCGGTCTCGCGGAAAGTCAGGCCCCCGTTGTATGCATCCACCATCGCCGCAACCTTTCCAGGGGACGGGGATGGTGCTCGCTTCCTCGCGGGCGTCGCGCTGTGCGGCCCCACGTGATTGTGGGCCGTTTGCCCGCTTACGCCGTACTTCTCCCCGAGCGCCGCGTACGTCATACCCTTCTCGTTGCGGTCCTTAATCATTTGCGCCACCTCGTCAGATGACAGTGGCCTGCCGCCCTCGGGTCGCCGGACCTTTCTGGGCTGTCGTTGGCGTCGCTCACTAAGCGTGCTGACGGCCCTGTCGGCACCGGCGCCGCCGCCCCACGTTCGGACCTTCGCCCGGGGGTCGGCGGAGATGTACCGGTGTGCTTTGCCGTACGACACGTTGGACTTCTCCGCGGTCTCACGGTAGGTCAGCCCGCCGTTGTATGCCTTCACCATCGCCGTGATCAACCCGCCAGACGGAGGCGGCGAGTACCTCCTGGTGCGCTTCTTCCCCCCGTGTATGCGGAGGTGTCTGTACACCGTCGAAGCGGACCGCCCGTGCTTCTTCCCGATTTCCGCGTAGGTCAGGCCCTTCTTGCGATCAGTGATCCACTGCGCCAGAACCTCAGGTGGCAGGCGCTGTGAGCTGTGAGCCGAACTCACATCTTCCCCTTCCGCGCCGTGTCCTTCGCGGTCTTGATGAAGGACTGGAGCTGCCCCTTCGTGATGCCGTACCTCCCGGTCACCAGGTCGGCCTGCGGGACGCAGGTGAACTCGGCGGCTACCAGGCGCGCGAGAGCAACCAGCTCGTCTTGGGGCAGCTCCTCCAACGCTCCCCGCCTGAGTCGCTGCCGCTCGACGGCGAGGACCATGAGCACATTGGCGACGTCGACCCCACGGGCCCGTGCGATGTCGGACAGGGACCGTCCGGCGCGGTACGGACGTACGTAGTCCCGGTAGCTGACTCGGTCGCCCCGGGGTGCTGGCACGGTCACCGGGCCCCCCTGACGGCGGCCACCACGAGCATCACGAGGATGCCCGCCAGCATGGCTCCGGCGTGCCCTATCGGCCACCATGTGCGGCGATGTGGCTTCTTCATCTACACACCCTCCCGAACGTGTGTTCTACTCATCACGTGACGTTCCACTTCGCGCCGGAGGTCCGCACCGACACCCGCGACCCCGGCATGTGCGCGTACCACCATGTACTCATCGGTGGTCGAATGCAGGTCGAGTTCGTCCACTGCTCCTGCCCGGCCAGTACGGGCAACATCGGGCACTACGCGTGGATCTGCCGCGACTGCGAGGACGAAGGGCGAGGCGGCGAAGCGTGGCTCTACCCAGCCGGACACCACCCGAAGTACGAGACCCACACGCGGCTGTACCCGCAGAACCCGCTCGCGGGCACCCAGGAGCCCTGACCCCGCGCCGGGCAGGGCTCCTGGGCCTTGTTCTCAGTGCGCCTTCGTTACTCCCACTACTTCCCAGCGGGTGATCTTGCACGCTACGGGGACAAGCAAGATCGCCGCAGTGATGACCACCCCGGCGGCGACCCGACGCAGGACACGCCGACGGTCGCCACCTCGGCGGCGCCTCAGCACTACGCCGCCCCGAGAGGCTGCGCGGGGACGGGCTGAGGGAGCACCCGTCCGCACGTCAGAACCGCCGCGGCCGGAGGCTGGTCCTTCCATGCCTCGTCGCGCACCGTGAAGCCGACATCGGCAAGAGCGGCTGCCGTCGCCTCGATGTCCCCCGGCTTCCCGGGCTCCGTCGTCACCTCTCGCCGCACCCGCGCCCGATGCTTCTGCGTCACATGGGCCAGGCGTATCGGATCAGCCATCAGGAGCCGCACCCCCTGGTCCACCGGCTCGCTCAGCCGCAGCTGGCCGCCGGTCACGGCGATCGTCGCCACCGCCGCGAGCGCCTGGTCCGCGAAGGTGTCCGCCGCCTGCGGCGACAGGCCGTAGCTCGTCACCATCGAAGAAAGCAGCTGGCGGTACGCGGTTTCCGACAACGAGTCCTTGCCGGATCTTCGGTCAGCGGTTTCCATGGACTGCCCTCTCCACCGTCTGCGTGAGGGTCACGAAGCCGCTCGTCCGGCGCGTTACGTCCAACTTCCCAGCCCGGTAGAGCGCACGCAGGTCAGCTGTCCGGGATTCGACCAACTCGTCGTAGTCCGGGAGCCGAGTTGTGTCACGCTTGATGTCGTCACTCGTGCTGAATTTGAGCGCCAGCACCGGAACGCGCGGGTCCAGGCTTACGCCGACATGGGGGACCCCTGCCGCGATCCGCATCACGGACCCCTCGGCATGCGTCCAACACTGCATCTCCGGTCCGGCTAACGTGCCGCACACGCCCTCAATGACGACAATGAACACGGGCACCCCGTGCAGGTGCGCCCAGCGAGGATGCTCCTTATCCAGACGCAGGGCGACCATCGACATCCCATCGAAATGGCCGGGGGCAGTCAGCAGGTCGTCCTGATCGACGATCCGCATCTTAGAATATGCTTCGGTTGCCAATTGCCGTATTCCCTTCAGAATTGAATAACAGAGTGTGCGTCTACTTGGTGGGCGTAGGTGTCGCCGACGATCCGCTCGGCGAAGGGCTCGGCGAAGGCGACGGCGGCGTGTAGATCATCGGCCCTATCTTGAAGTCGTCCGCAAGTCCGTAGTTCTTCATCAAATCTGGGACGCGCTGGTAGTTGCGTTCGTCGACCGCCAGCGGGAAGGCGGGGAAGTTCAGAAGCTGAGGCAGGCCCACAGGGATGTCTTTAATGAAGTGCGGTACTTCATCGACCGCTGCCTGGTGATCGTCGTGCGCGAGATTGGCGGCATTGCGGAGCGCCCTTTGAAACTCTCCGATCTCCGCGGGGTGCTCGGCGGCGTACTTTTCTGTCGTGACATAGCAGTCCAGCGGCAAGTCCTTCGCTTCGGTGTCCTGGAAGTTGACAAGTGGGATTGCCCCGGCCTGCTGGGCGGCGAGAGTGACGTACGGTTCGGCGACAAGTGCCGCGTCAACCTGGTCGTTCTCCAGATACACCGGCATGTTCGGGAAATCAACCGGCGGCATGTGCACGTCGCCCGCAGCGACGCCGTTGTCCTTCAGCGCCGACCGGGTCATCGCGTCAGCCAGCCCGCCAGTCTGGTTGATCGCGACGCGTTTGCCTTTGAGATCCCGCACCGTCTTGATGGGGCCGTTTTCCTTGGCGACCAACGCCATGGCCAACCGCGCGTTGGCGGACGCGGGCGCAATGATCGTGTACCGCTTCGCGGGGTCCTTCTCGGGGGCTTTAGCTTGCGCCTTGGCCACGGTAACGACGGACACGTAGGTGACATCGGCCTCGCCATTGAGTAGCTCGACGAGTCCAGCCCCGCCGTTGTTGATTGTCTTCGGCGTGACGAAAAGCCCCTCGTCGCCGAAGAAATGGTACTTCGGGTCGATGGCTAATTGCAGCGGAACCAGGTTGACCAGCGGCATCGCGCCGACCGTTATCTGCGTCTTGCCTTCCGCGTCAGCGCTATTTTGCTGACCTCTCATCAATCCGCAACCACCGGCCAGCAGTAGGCAGGCTGCCACAAGCATCGCTACCGCGCGGTGCCCGTGCTTCGTCCTTGTCGTCATCGAAACTTCTCCCCTTCGGTACTTTCCTTGGGTTCGCATCGAAAAGAACCCCGGCCGCGCCGCCCTGGATCTGAGGCGCCGACGGCGCGGCCGGGCATAAGCGCCGTCGAGAGTTGTCCATGACTCGATCGACGGCGCTGTTCTAAGGTCCGGCCCCTGTCACTCCGCCGAGGGGGGCGTTGTGAGGCGACAGTGACAGGGGCCGGTTTCGTGCACACCAGTGTGCCCGCTTGTGTGCACGAATCAGGGGGGCGTGCTCGTCACAGCTCGCCGAATATGAATATCGCCGCGCTCGGCGTGATCCCGACCATCTGGGGCACCCGGTTCAGGAGCGCCTTGTACAGCGCCTGCAACGCGGCCTCCGCCGTCTCCGAGTCGCGCACTGATGACCGTACGCGGGCCGCCACCTCCTCGAAGCTCGGCAATGGCGCGCCGGAGGCAGAGGTTCCACAGAACGAAGAACTCGCATCGACGACATGCCACCGGAGAACGGTCTTCGAGGCGGCGGAATCCATCGGGCTCCTTCCGGCACATCTTCCCGCAGGCAGCACGGTCGCGGTCCTCGACGACGATGGCGTCCTCCACGAGAGTGTGATTCAAGGCGCCTGTGCGGATGAAGTGCAGCACCCAGGGGCCGCGCGGGTAGGCAGGTGCGTACCTCCACGTGCCCCACTCGGCCGGTGCGTCGAGAACGTTCACAGCCTGCCCTCCGCGTACTCGACGGCCTTCTGCAAGATCCCCTCGACCGTGCCGACCTCTAAGGCGTGTCCTGGCCGATTCAGAGTGGATGGGTCGATGTCCCTGAAGACCCAGACCTCAATCAGCTTCTCGCCGTTCACGGCGAGGACGCCGCTGAAGTCCGTCGCCGCCCGGGGATCGCCCACCCTAAAGACGAAGCCGAGATATTCGAGTCGGCGAACCAGCTGGGTTCCCTTGGTGCTCAACCAGATGGGCACCTTGACTGACTCCGCGCTCACTTCGCACCCCCACGTGCACTGGACGCGGCACGCCCCGCGAGGCTCGGGGATCTCTTGGGGCGTGCCGCCCGCTCGCCTGCAAGTCGGGGGCCATCGCAGACGAGCGGAGTGAACAGGCGACCGAAGAGGTCGCCAGTGGGCCGGGCATCCGCCCCGACCGTGAAGTTCGAAATCATGTCCCGCCCTCATCGAGGCGGAGCGCCTGTCGTCACCCCTAAGAGACGACAGGCAACCCGCCGGACTATCCGTCGTGGCGCCGACGCGCCGAATCCTGCTCGTTACGCCCCGGGGTGGGCGGCTCGTGTCCTTCCTGCCGCCGCTTTTCGAGGACGGCGATGGCCGCCTCGATCTCAGAGAAATGCGGCAGAGCGAAGACGGTATAGACGAGCGTGACACTCTTCCGGGGGAGCGGCTTGACCTCGACAATGAGGCCATATTCGGCGCACCCGTGCTGGAACAGGTCGGCCCAATCGTCGCGGTCAAGCCGGATCTCGTCCGCGCACTCCCACGGAAACAGCACGAACCGGCCTTCGCGGAGGCAGTGGACCACGTCGTGGAAGTTGTCCAACCGCCGTAGGTTCATCTCGGCGTCGCCCACTACCGGCCCTTTCCCGCCGCTGACGCGTGTCGCCGGGGCAACTGCTCAGGGATGCGGTCAGGCGTCGGCCAGTCCTTCGGCGCGACGTCGTTCGACCCAGGAAAGGCGCGGGCGGCCGCGATGATGTTTTCGGCGTGGCCCGGCCACTGCGTGACGGAGCATCTGACCCTGAGGCGAGCCCTGGTGTCGCGGACACTGCGACCCCGCCGGGGCGGGGCGTGCTCTCCGGGATGCTCCACCCACCAGTCCCAGACACGGAACGCCGCGTACCCCAGGGCCAGGCCCAGGAGTGTGCAGCTGATGCCGAGTGCAACCGGTACGTCCGCCAACGTCCTCATCTGCGCCCCCGCGCTGTCTCGAAGCTCGTAATTCACCAACTTCTGGGGGCCAGCGGGGCCGGGTGTACTGGAAATCGGAGTTCCGTACACCGACCCCACTGGCACCACGCACTGTACTAGGTGCAGAATGCACGGTGATGAGTCCGTTCGAGTGAACTACGGCGTTGCAGGGAGTCGCTAGAGTGGCGCGTATGCCGGTGGAGAGAACGCGACGCAAGAAGAAGCTGGGTCGCTACATGGCCGCCCTACGCTTGTCGGTTCCTGGGGACAAGGAGCTGCAACCTGCCGACGTTGCGCGGAAGCTGAAGGCTTCGCCTACGACGATCACGCGCCTGGAGAGGGGCGACTCGCTGCCCGACTACCGCGCGATCGTGGCCCTGTTGGGCATCTACGGTGCGACCGATGCGCAGCGCAAAGAGGCCGAGTTGCTCTGGGACTTCGCCAAGCAGGGCGCAACCACGGTGGAGAACGCTGCCGACATGCCCGTCAAGTACAGGGCCTTCAGGCGCGATGAGTCTGACGCCGATGAAGAGTTTTGTTTGGACCCGTGTGCCGTATCTGGACTGCTTCAGACCGGACGGTATGCCCGCGAGTTGCAAGAGTCCGGCCGCCGTCACATTCGGGGCAAGGGCTGGGAGCAGAGTGCCGCCGACGAACGTCGCAGCAGGCAGCGGCTCCTGGAAGGATCGTCCCCTCTCCGTCTCCACTCAATCATGGACGAGGGTGTCATTCGGAGGGTTGTTGGCGGACCGGAGGTGATGAGAGAGCAGCTGCGACACCTCCTTGACATGGGTAAACGCGACAACGTGACGATCCAGATCGTGCCGTTCGCGGCCGGTGCGTGGGCTTCGATGTCCGGGCCGGTGATCAAACTCCGCTTCAAGGACCCGGAAGAACCTGGGGTTGCGTACTGCGAGTACGCGGGCGGAGGTGAGACGGTGGAGAATGAGGTGGACGGACAGGCATTCGACGACACGTTCGAGGACGTAAGCCGCGCCAAGGCATTGTCCGCGGACGAGTCAGCGAAGCTGATCGGAGCAGCACTGGACGCCCTGAAGGAAAAATGACAAACAACGTAGCAGTCGCAAGTGGTTGGTTCAAGAGCAGTTACAGCGGAACGGAAAACGCCTGCGTGTCGGTGAACCTGTTGGGTTCCCAGAAGGGCCTGCGAGATGACAAGGACCCCCATGGGGGTCACCTGGAAGTCTCGCCAGGCGCTTACCGGGCCTTCGTCGGCGTGATCCGTGAGAGTGGGTTGCCTGGCGCACAGTAATCGAACGTTTGGTTGATTCTGGAAGGCAGGCCCCTGGCGTCGATTACACGCCAGGGGCCTGCCCTTGTTGTAAGAGAGTACCGGCAGGTCACGATCGAGTGACTGTTCTCACGTCAGGAGCCGTTGGTTACCATCCCTGCCATGCAGCCACCAGTCACGACCACGATCATCCTGGGCTACGTCAAGGCGGGCCTGGTCGTGGACGAGTTCGCCGCGAAACCCACCTCCTACATCACGATCGACAGCCGGAAGGCAGACGATGACGAGCTGAGAATTCTGGCTCGCCTCGTTGTCGACGGATGGGCAGAGCGAGACCAGAAGACCGGCGAATTCGCCCTGACGGCAATGGGCGAGGACAACCTTCAGAAGACGTGGCCGACCTTCGACCCCTCCTACCTGCCGCGGAGGGCGAAGCAGTGACCGCCCGATGAGCCCCAAGGGCTACCTGGCCCGTGCGACGGCTCTCCTGATTGTCGGCGTTGCAGGCGTCGGCATCGGGACAGGTCCGGACTGGTGGTGGGTCGGCTCTATCGCCATCCTGTGCCTTCTGTTCGTCCCTGCAATGCTCGTCGTCGGTGTAGTCAGGGTGGTCAAGGAGATTCGGGAGAAGGCGCGACGATGACTGAGGCACCGTATATGCACGGCGATGCGGTGGTGGCCTGCGCCGACCTGGCGGAGCGAACCGGCGCCAACGAGTTCAAGATCGGCTTCGCCCACAAGGATGTTCCCGTCGAGGACGCAGGCTGGTACGCCCAGGCCATATTCCGCGGTGCTCGGATCATGGTCCAGGACCACCGCTCCCCAAGTACTGCCGCACTTGCCCTGGCAGAACGTCTTCTCGCGGGTGTCAGGTGCCAGTGTGGACGAACCGTCACGCTGGACGACACGTCGGGCTGCCGCTGGCGGCTCATGGGCCAACGATGGGAACCAGGCTGCAACGTGAAACCGTTCAGCCTTCCGGCGGCGAACCGAGGCGACGTAGGCGCCATGCAGCGCGCGGTGGAGAACCGGGCTGCGCGGCGTCGGCGACGGAAGCGTGGTGCTTAACGATGACGGAATATGCGCCCGTGAGCGGCTACTTCGATCGCGACGGAAAGCCCATCGATGTGCATAGGTGGGCCGAACTGAAGAAGGATCGATCCTACGTCAGCGTCGCGCAGTCGGGGATCGGCTCCGGTGACGTCAGGCTGGCAGTCGTGACCTCGTGGTACGGCGACAGTCTGAACGGCCTCTCGCCGGTCGTGTTTGAGACCATCGTGTTCGGCGGAGCCACGGAGCGAATCTCTGGGCGCTACGCCACTGAGGCTGCTGCCCTGGCAGGCCACCGCCGGGAGACCATGGCCACAGCGGAACTTCTCGGGCCGCCCGTCATCATCGTCCACGACCTGGACGTGCCCTGGGAAGACTTCCTTGCCGGGAGCACGCCATGAGGTTGATCCCGGTAGGCATCGATGCCTACGGCAACGAGTACGCCGCCAGCGAGATGACCGACGACCCATCCGAGGACGAGATGGGGCCGGTCCGCGCCCTGGAGCGGAAGTGCGGCACCTGCCTCCTCCGCAAGAGCCGCCCAGTGCCGTGGACGGACGAAGAGGTCAAGGAGTTCCTTGACCAACCGGCCGACCGCTTCGTCATCTGCCACGAAACCACCACCGGCGACCCGGCCGCACCCCCGGCGATGTGCGCCGCCTACGTCGACCTCAGGGGGCTATCCAAGTGGTTCCTCTTCTTCTGCCGGGAAGTGAAACGTGTGCCGCCGCCCCGCCCCGACCCGATAGTGGCGACCGACTGGACCGAGGAGCCGCGCTTCGCCGCGTTCCGTGAGGCATACGCCTACGCCACGACCCACTTCAGCTCGGCCGCCTCCGCGTTCGCGAAGGTCGACCGCCGCGAGGCATACCGGATCTGGCACGCCATCCAGCTGGGGATGGAGCGCCCGGCCGACCCATGTGACCAGCCCACCGAGGCCGACGAGAACCGACAAACGGGCAGGCGACCATGAGCTGATCTGGATCATCATCACGGCCCACGTGGTCGCTGCCGTGTTCGCGGCACGTTCACTCGTTCGCCGGTGGGCGGCCAACCCAGACGGCATGCTCGACATGACCGACATGTTCGATCGGCGGATGTCGGCGATCCTGGCCCTCCTCCTGGGCCTAATGTGGCCGCTGACGCTCGGGTTCTACGTCTGGAGTGACTGGCTCTGGAAGCCGGTGGACCGCGACCAGGAGCGGATTGAGCGGCTGCGTGCCGACGTCGAGTACTGGCGCCGACGTGTCCGCGAGACGCCCGCCGGGCAGGACCGAGACACGGCACGCGACATGGCTGACGCACTCACCGAATCCCTGAAGAATGCAGAGCGACGATCGTGAACATCGAGCCCCAGCCGCAGTACGTGTGGTGCAAGACGTGCCGGGACACGCACCTGCCGCCGGTAAGCCGATGACCGCGCGCGAGGAGATGGAGCGACTCGCCCGTGAATCCGGCTGGCAGGTTGCGCCGTCCGCCAGCCGGAGCCTGGACTTACGTGCTCCGCGGCGCGACGGCGGCGAACGCCAGGTCATTGTCGAGTTCGACGAGGAGGACCAGTTCGTCGTGGCCCGCGTGATCAATCCCGGCACCGACGATCTGGAGCGCCTGCTGAAGCTGACCGAGGACTGGAAGGGATTCGAGGATGCCTGAGGACGACCACCGCGAGATGGTCCACTACGTCGCCGACGTCGTGCTACTGCATACCGACGAGGACGGCGAGGTGCGCGTCCTTCTGATCAGGCGCGGCAAGGAGCCCTACCTCGGCCACTGGGCGCTCCCCGGGGGGCACGTCAAGTGCGGCGAGACTGCCCGGCAGGCCGCTGCCCGTGAACTGGCCGAGGAGACCGGCATCTGCGTGGCCGAGGAACAGCTGGTGGAGGTCGGCGCATTCGATGCACCAGGGCGCGACCCTCGTGGCCGGTACGTGAGCGTCGCCTTCGCCATGATCCTGGGTCGCCTCGCGGAGCCGACCGCCGGTGACGACGCCGCTGATGTCGCATGGAGGTCCGCTGCGCCCGGCACGAACAAGATGGCGTTCGACCACGACGCGATCCTCGCTGAGACCGCGTCCATTCTCGACGTCGGCATGGACGCGGTGCAGGCGATGGGCGAGCCGAAGACTTGTACGGTGGAGGCGACAGGCCATCCTGAATGAGAAGAACGGCCCGGCGGGATCACTCGCCGGGCCGTTCTTTGTTGCGGGGACAGGATTCGAACCTGCGACCTTTGGGTTATGAGCCCAGTGAGCTACCGAGCTGCTCCACCCCGCTGCGTTACATGATCAGCGTACACAGAACGACCCGGCGTCCGGCGACTACTCCAAGGACCCGCACGCCAAGACACTCCGCCATGGCCCCGGGGCACGGTGGCACGTTCAGTCGCGCTGCGTACCCAGGCGCCCCACAACCGGCGCACACGGCACTTCGGCCGCCTGGAGTCTTGGCGGCCGAAGCCACGATCTCCGCTAGGCCCGCTTTGATGTTGAGGGCGAGGCCCAGCGCGGCGTCGAGCTCGGATTCGGCCGCATCCAGGAAAGCGTCCAGCTCCGCGTCGCTGACCAGGTTGTCGTCGTTCGTCATTCCCTCTCCCCGCTTGCGTGCTCGGGCTCAGCCTAGGGCCCTTCGAGCGCGTGCGACACGTTGCCGACGCGACGTGCACTACGCGATAGAATGCGACGATGCTGTCGCTGCACGAATCGTGCCCCCAGGACCCAGGAAGCTTCCTCGTCGTCAGGGACGACACCGGCGCATGGTCGGCGGTCTGCAAGACCTGTGGAACGTGCTGGGTGGGCGGCCAGGACGACGTCCCGGACCACGTGAAGGTCGCGGCGGGCGTCGCGGCCGGTATGACGGCGAAGCCCGAATCGGAGGCCGAGGCAAACGGCGGCCACATTCTGCGGGTCGGCGACCGGGTCTACGAGACCCCGAAGCCGGAGACCGTGGAGTGGGTTCTCACGCCGGACCTCATCCAATGCACGTTCCTGGTGGACAAGCCGAGCAAGACCGAGGAAGCCGCCTTCCACAAGGAGCGTGCCGAGTTCGCGCTGACCTCAGGTGACCACGCGCTCGTCCTCGGAGTCCGGTTCGGCAGGGACATTGACTGGGCGGACGGCACCTGGCAGGCGGTTCGTCAGCGCGAGTTCTACGAGCCCGGCGTGACAGACCCCGGAGAGACTGGCCACCTCGCGGTACTCCTGCGCCTCGTCGATGCCTCGACGGGGATTCTCCTGGCCATGCGCCAGGTCACCTGGCCGCCCAGCTTCGGCAGGGCCGTCTACAAGGCCATCCAGTCGCAGCTCATTCATGACTCCTCCGACGAGGCGGGCGCTATCGAGATCAACACCTGGATGCACCGCTACCCGAACCCCCGCGATCTCGCCCTCCAGCGCGCCGAAATCACGTGCCGGGGCGGCGCCGACTGATGACCCGGATCGTGTCGATGCCCTTCCCGTGGAGTACCGCCGCCGGTATCCGGATGCTCTGCGGCTGGTGTAAACGGTGATCCACATCGTGAAGATCCTCTTCGCCGTCTTCGCCATCCCCACCGGCCTGATGTTCACCGGCGTAACCATCGGGCGGTGGCGTAAGGGCGCCGAGATCACCCGCTACGACGCGACCTGGGGAGTGGTCGTGCCGATGTTCATCACGGCGGGGGGAATCTTGGTGGCCATTGGCCTGATCAACGGATGGGAATGACTGGGACCGGGCGCCTGAGGCCCGTGCGACACGTTGCCAACGCGAAGCCGACAGGTGACCTCTCCGGCGTGCGAGTGCGTGCGAGTAACCCCCCTGAAAGCGCGATTCGGTGTCATCTCAGCGCGACCCAGCGAGACACGTTGACAACACGTTGTCGCAGGTGGGAGCCTACTTCTCCGAGATTCCCCAGCTCAGCACGCTGGTTGCTCATAAAGGCCACTTTAGGAGCAACGGTCGGGCAGACGGCGGCGGCTCGGGTGTACGTGCAGGTCAGAGGCTTACGGACGATCTCCGGCCAGGCACGGACACCCACCGTGCGAGCACTTAGTCGCACGAGTTGAGCCCCGCCGATCTTCCGGCTAGCGTCCCCCCAAGGGACGCCGCGTGCGCACACGAGAAGGCAGCCCACGCGATGACGACAAAGACCCCCACCAACACCAAGACGTCGAACCGCCGCACCCGGTCCGGTCGGAAGCCGAAGACCACCCGATCGGAGATCCCTGCCCCCCGTCAGCTCCCCAGCGGCCGGTGGCAGGTCTACGCGTGGAACCCGGTCCTGAAGGCCCGCCACGTGGTTAAGAACCCGGAGCCCGGCTCGGGGGGCACCTGGGAGACCGAGTGGCAGGCGTCACAGGCCCAGCTGGCTCACCTGAACGCCATCGACTCCGGCTACGAGGCCGCCGGGGTGGACGTGGTGCGGAAGGTGTCGACGCCGGTGGCGCACCCCTTCGCCGAGGTCGTTGACGAGTGGCTGCCCACCCAGGGCGGCACCACCGCGAGTCGCAGCACGCGCAAGTCCGTCGTGAAGGGGCTCACGGCCAGATTCGGCGGCGAGGATGTGGCGACCATCACCAAGCAGACCTACGAGACCTGGGATGCCCAGGAGGAGCGCGGCGACCGCGACAACGGCGTGGAGCCGAAGTCGACCGCGACCCGCCAGTCCCGGCTCACCTACTTCCGGCAGATCATCCGGTACGCCAAGGACAAGGGCTACTGCGCGGACGACATCACCACCGGCTTGTCAGTGAAGGTGTACCGCAACGTCGAACCGGTGATCCTCAGCCCCGCGGACTTCGACGTCCTGTGCAAGAGCATGCCGGACTGGTTCCAGGCCGCCGCCGTCCTGAGCTACGAATGCGGCCTGCGAGCCGCGGAAGTCGCCGGGCTGCGGTGGCTGCGCATCAGCGACCTCGACGGTGACCACCCCGTTGTCACCGTGAAGGACGTGATGGAGCGGGACATGGTCCGGCGCCCTATCACGAAGGGTGGCACGGTGCGCGTGGTCCCACTCACGCCGAATGCTGTCCTAGCGCTGAAGGCCCTGCGGAAATTGCACGGAAATGACGTGCCCGGGGATTACGTGATTCGGAATTCCCGAAACAACCCGCTGGCCCCCAATAACCCGGCTCGCATTTTGAGGGTCGCATTCAAGAAGAGTGGCCTATGCGGGGAGCAGCCCCGGTACCACGATCTCCGTCATGCCGCGGCGACCCGGATGAAGAAGTCCGGCGCGGACCTGAAGCAGATTCAGCGCATGCTCGGCCATGCCGACCTGAAGATTACCGACCGGTATCTGCCGGACGTGGAGGTCGAGGATCTGCGCGCCGCGATGGTGCGGGCGGCTCAGGGGCCGGTCGCTGAGGCTGTCGCGGAGCCTCAGGGGGTCTTCGTGCCCGTGGAGCGGTTGGCGCTGATCGAGAGGCTTCTGGAGGCCGCCGGAGAGGCGGGACTGCTGGCCGCGTAGAGCGCGAACGGCCGGTGCCCGGGGATGGCGGGCACCGGCCGTCGAGAAACGCGCTTAGGCCGCGTCGGGGTTCATTGCGTCGTTCAGGTCATTCACGTCCTGCCCGCTGAGGAGCACCATCGGGACTGGTGCTCCGTCGATCGGCTTCAGGCGGGCCGTGCGACTGCCGTCGGGATGAGTCGTCACCTCGACAGCCTTCGCCTGGTCAGCCTCTCCGATCTCCACTCTTCGTCTGGCCACACGTCGTCACTCCTTCACGGGGTGCAGGTAACAGTGTGTAGCTGGTCGGTGAGCAACCCATGAGTGCCCAGGGCGACCTCGATTCACCACGGAATATCGCACAACACGCATACGAGCGCAGCGCGTCAGCGTCGCCTCGCCAGATTCCGCATCTGCGCCAGCAGAGCCACCTGGGTCCTGCGGTCGCAGGCGAAGAAGTGCCTGAGCAGGTCGCTCGCCTCCCGCATGCAGCGCTCCGCCTCTGGGTGGATGTCCAGATTGAAGGCGATGAACACCTCGTCGTACGAGCAGCCCAGGGCTGCCGCGATGTCGTTCAGGACGGGGTCCTTCGGGACCGCCTTCGGCACCTTGTTGTCGGAGAAAAGCTTCTCCAGCGTGTCCAAGGGGACCCCCGCGTCCCGCGCCATCGTCCTGCGCTTTCCGCGGGTCGCACCCTTGTTCCTGCACAGTGCCCTGACGTTCTTCAGCGGCCCGGAGGGCTCGGTCGTGGTCGCTTCATCCTGGGCCATGCAGGTGCCTCCCCGGTAGCGCTGGACGAGGGTGGACGGTGCTGTCGGCGTCCTCAGCATTGCACGAGCCGCCGTGTTGCGCCGGGGTCGGTACCGCTCCGTGCATGTTCGGCGAGTCGCTACCCGGTCGAGTGTAAGCCGCGATTGCGGAGCGGATAAACGTGTCGCGATGGGTACGCCTTATATCGCAATTTCCGTAAATTGTCGCCTACCACTGGCGCTCGGGCGTGTCGCCGTGCATCGTCTCTCCGTAGCACCCCGAGAGACTCGGAGCGTCGGAAAACCAACCCGCAGAGCGCACGCGCGTATCCGATGCCTATTCGAATTTCGAGGGGCCGAAACGGAAGGGAGTGAGCAGTGTTGGCCACGGCTGACGAAACACGGGCCCAGCGGTTCCGTGACGAGGTCTATAAGGACCTGGTGTCTCTGGCCGATGTGCTCAGTGGCCTGGGCTGGCACCGGGCGACGTTCTACCGACACCGAAAGAAAGGCCACTTCCGAACCGTGAAAATCGGCAAGGAGGCCTTCGTGCCCCTCCAGGATTTCCTTGCCTGGAAACAGAAACTGCTCACCGACGCAGCGAAGGACCAGCGGGCACGCAAGTCGTAGTCGGGCGCTGCGTGACCAGCGCCCGACCCGTGACGACCCTCAGGAGCATCAGATGGCTTGACCACCAGCACGAAACCCCCGAGGCAGTACGGCCAGCATCGTGGCCGCCTGGGGACGCCAGGCATTTACTCCGTGGACGTCCTCTGGCAACGGCTACACCCCGGCGTCCCCACCGACCCTATCGAGGGCCTGGGCCAGGGCAACTACACCCCCCGGCACTCCGCATGCCCCAAGCGCGTCCGACGGTACCTGTGACCGAGCGGGGCAAACATGCCCGACCCGTCCCGCTCGAACAGATCCGGGAGTACGCGCGGGAACGCCTCCGGCAGCTCGACCGCATCCGCCTGATGTGCATCGACGCGGCCTTCACTCCCATCGGACAAGTGGCCCTCCGAATGGCCATCGCGTCCGGAGTGCTTCTGCTGGCCCTGATGGCCAGCCTCATCGTCATCTGGTTCACCTAGAAAGAGAGACCGTGAACATGGCCATGGCCATCGCCTTCCCCCCGATCGAGGTCGCCGACATCCCTGAGCCGGAGCACCTCGGCGACATCCTGGTCCCGGACAGGGACACCAAGGAGTTCAACGACCTCCTGACCGTTCTCGCCGCCCTCGTGGATGGCCTGCGGGCGCAGACGTGGCCGGTCGTCCTGACGCCCTTGGAGGACGTCCCCGTCGATGACGAGGAGTCCGACGAGGAGTCCGACGACGACGACACCGAGCCCACCGCGGAGGATCAGCCCGCCGACGAGGAAGACGAGCGCGGCGACGAAGAAGACGCTCCCGCGCGCGTCGAGCCCGAGGAGATCGCGACCGACCCGGCTCCGTACTACGGAAGCTGATGCCCGGCGCCCACATCGACGGAGGGATCGCTTCGTGCAGCGCACCAGTGAATGTCCAGGCGGGTGCGGCACCCAGGTAGCCCGACGACGCTTCGCCTGCAAGCCCTGCTGGTACCGGCTCCCCGAGTCCTACCGGGACGCCATCAAGCGCAACCACCACCGCAACACCGAGGCCCGCTTCGTGGCGGTACACAACGCCACCGGCTGGTATATGGAACACCCTCTGTCCACAGGGGACAGTGGAAACATCATGAAGGAGCACACCTCATGACTGCCCGACAGTTCGACCACCCGCCCCGCCTCGCCGTCGGCACCCACTCGACCAGTAAGACGTTCCTCTGCGCGATGAACATCGTGTCCTTCGTGCAGGGGGAAAAGGTCATCTCCGACACGCCCAGCTGCACACCGCGTCCCCTGGCGCTCATGGTCCAGTCGGTGAACGACAAGTACTGCACTCACCTCGTCCGCGAGGAAGACCCGGACACGGGCTGCACCGTCAGCGCGCTGTGCCCGCCGTGCTCGGTGAAGGTGCTGAGGCTGGCGCTGCGGACCGTCAACCTGCCGCAGCTGACGTTCCAGCAGGGATGGCAGTGGGTCGCGCACCTTCTCCGTGACGAGGATGTGTACTCCGCCAGGGCCGAGAATGTGCGGGCTGCACGTCGGGTCGCCCTGGAGCACGCCCTGAACCGGCCTGCCGTGTGCGACCCATATCCCCTGACTGGGACGCGACCCCTGCTTGTGCACTCCGTCCTGGCCACGGTGGCGCATGCCACGAAGCGCAATGACCTGGTGACGACGACCTTCCCGTTCACCGCGCACATTGCAGGGCTCTATGAGTTCAACAGCTACACCCAGCAGCGTCACCGGGACGTCATCGAGGGGGCCGGGGTTCAGTACGTAGAAGACGTGGGTGGGCGCCACCTCCTGAAGCTCCAGCGGGCTGAAGCGGCGATGACCGCCGCGCATCGCGCGATCGACGAGTGGGTCGCCCTCACGGCGGGCTCCGCCAAGGCGGCCGACGTCAAGGATCTGGCCACAGCGTGAACATCCTCGACGTCCTTCCTGAGCGGGCCCAGGCGTTCCGTGACGTCCTCGCGGACTTCGCCGAGCTGCCCCGGCCGCACAGCACGGAAATCCGCGGAGACGGGACGACGGGGGTGCGGATGCACTTCCTGAAGCTCGACGAGGTCATCGCGTGGTCGGTTCGGTTCGACACGCCCCTGGCATTCACCGAGGGAACCGCCGCCGTGAAGGTTGCCACCACCATCCTAATCGACCACGTGTCGGTTCAGGCTTGGACGTCGATGACACACCAGGAGGCGTTCGATCTCCTGCAACGCGGGAACCAGCGGCTCACGCGAGAGGGACCCCTGTTCGTCTCCGCCGCCCATGCGTTCTCACTGTCCAAGCTGGCAGCAGCTGGCTAAGACCCGGGGTGGGGCGCATCCCGACACTGCGCCCCACCCCGCCTGAAGGAGTTCCCATGCCACTACAGCTTTCCGGAGTGCTCCCAGCTGACCACGGGCTCGATGAGATCGAAGAGGCCCTGCTGGACAATCCTGAGCAGGGGCACATGGTCGTCCTGCTCGTGGACCGGTCCAAGGTCACCGCGCACGCCAACGGAAGGGTCGTCGTCACGGCACGCATCCGCGAAGCCGAGGCACTTCCCTGCGACACAGCCGGATGGAAGAGCGCGCACGAGCTTCTCCTGTGGCGCCACGCGGAACGCACCGGCAAGACCCCGCTTCCCTTCGACAAGTAAGTCCACAACGGACGGCCACGTCCTCCGCCCACGACCAGCACGGCAGGGATATATACGCGCGACGCGGCAGTGAAGCTAGCAGTACTGCGAGCACTCAAGCACAGGATCAGGGAAGTCGAAGGAGTCCTTTCAGCGGACTTCCTTCACGCGCTGGACGAGGGCGATTCCAAGGCCGCCACGCTGGACGACGGAACCCGGCTGGGAAAGGTCTCCAAGTCGCGCGGCAACCAGACACCGGCCGTCGTCGACGAGCAGGCGTTCCGCCGGTGGGTGAAGAAGAACTACCCCACCGAGATCGTTGAATCCGTCGCACCCGCCTTCCAAGAGAAGATCTTCGTCGCGACCCGCTCCTACGGTCAGCCGGTCGACCCCGCCACCGGCGAGATCGTCCCCGGCATCGAACTTCGCCTCGGCAACCCCTACATCTCCTTCCGGTCCGAACGCGGCTACGAAAAGGTCGTCGCTGAACGCTGGCAGGAACTCGCGGGCCCGCTCCTGCTGGACGGCGAGTGATGGAACACAAGCCGGTTCACGAACTCCTCGCCGACGTCATGGTTGAGGTTCGATCCGTGGCGAAGAACGACCGGAACTCGGCGCAGGGCTTCGACTTCCGCGGCATCGACTCTGTCATCAACGCCGTCGGTCCGGCGCTGCGCAAGCACCGCGTCGTCGTGGTGCCACATGCTGCCGAAGCTCGCTACCGCGACGTGAAGACCGCAACAGGCAAGCCGTCACGCGAATGCACCGTGCTGGTCACGTATCGCTTCTGTGGCCCCGCGGGCGACTTCCTCGACGTGCAGGTCCCCGGGGAATCGATGGACACCTCGGACAAGGGCACCGCCAAGGCTATGAGTGTGGCCTACCGCATCGCCCTCATTCAGGCGCTGTGCCTGCCGACCGACGACCGCGATCCCGATCACGACCACCACGAACGAGGCAAGGAGGAACACCTCGCCGAACGCGAACCCCAGATCGACGACGAAGCGGAGCTTGTTCGCACACAGATCCGGAACGTTGCCACGGCAAAGCACATCCCTCTGCGGGACATCATGGGTGACTTCGAGGAACGCACCAAGCAGAACATCCGGGATGCGCCCGCCGATGTCCTGGTCGGATATCTGACCGACCTGAAGGCCCACGGCCTACGCCGGGAGGCGGAATGCTCCTGACGCAGACGCAGCGGCACGTCCTGCACTTCATTCGGGCCTATGTGAAATCGGTGGGATATCCGCCCAGCGTAAGGGAAATCGCCGATGGCGTGAAGCTGCGCTCGTCGTCATCGGTACATCACCACTTGAGAACGCTGGAGATGCTCGGCTTCCTGCGCCGGGACTCGAACGTGCCGCGCGGGATGGTGATCCTCTCCCCGGAGGACGACACGGAGGTCGACCGAGCATGAAGAGGTTTTCGCCCCGAATTCTTCGAGAAAAGCGTTATGCCGCAGGGATGCGGCAGGAAAGGCTCGCGGTCGAGAGCGACCTGAGCGTCTATTCCGTGGTGGGCTACGAAAGGGGGCGCTGGGTCCCGCGCGCCGACTCCCTGGACGCTCTCGCGCATGCGCTCGGCTGCCCGATCGACGACCTCTTCGAGAACGACAACACCGGTGGAACATGACCGATCCTGTCGACCACCTCGGAAATGTGTCTCGTCAGTACCAGATCCGTGCGACGGACTACGAAGCCATCGCTATCGCGGCGGCGGAAGCGGAGGCGTCGCACAAGTCGGCCAGGGCACGGGCAATCCTGCGCGCCAAGGCCGAGGGTGAGCGGGTTTCCCATGCCACGGCGGAAACCGAGGCCGAAGCTGACCCAGAGGTGGCGCGGCTGTACCTGGAACGCCTTGTCGCAGCGGCAAAGGCCGACGCTGCCAAGGAGCAGCTGAAGCAGCTGAACACCCAGAACGCCAACGGCCGAACGATGGTCGTCAACGCTCGCGACGTCGACCGGATGCATGCCGAAGGAAACGCAGGAATCTGACGCATACCAAGGGAGGTAGGCATGAACGACACTCGCGCCTGGCGCGTCGGAACGCACTACAGCGTCCATGGATACGCCGAAAACGTTGCCCCGTTTGACGATGAGCCCATCTTCACTGCGCTGCAACCGGAGATCGCCCGCCAGATCGTCGACGAGCACGAGGCTTTGCGTGCCCACTATCCCGACGCGTGCTGCCCGTGTCCGACGCATCGCGAGGTCTACCGGCGGGCTGCAACAGGCGAGTTGCTGAAGGAGAACACCGAGCTTCGCGAACGGGTCGCAACGTTGACCAAACAGGTCACGCGCCAGACCTCCGGCGCATCGCAGGCGCTGCGCGACATTCGACTGGCGCAGCGAACCCTCGCGGATCTCGTCGACGGCGACGTGGAGGCGGCGTGCGAATGACGGGGCTGAAGCGGGGTGCGCCTCGCAGGTCGGCCGCCCAGGTTCTGGCGCGCCACTTGGTGAGCGTCCGGTCGGGTGGACGTTGCGAGATCTGCCGCATTCGACCAGCTGTCGATTGGCAGCACCGCAAGAACCGCTCGCAGGGCGGCGACTGGTCGGCGTCCAATGGGCTGGACGTCTGTCGTGGCTGCCACACAGTCATTCACCTCCAGCCTCAGACGGCCTACGCCAACGGCTGGAGCGTCCGGCAGGCCATCGACCCCAAGGCGATGCCTGCGTGGCTCTGGACGAGCCATGGGCGCTGCTACGTGTGGCTGCACGACGACGGCTCACTGCATCCCGTCGACATGCCCGACGTTGTGGGCTCACTCCAGGCGGAGACGATCTACGAAAGGGGCCTCGCGTGACTGCGGTACTGCCGGACTACGTGAAGGTCCACCCGGCCGCCGAGATCTTCCCCATGATGACGGCGGAGGCGCTCGCCGAATTGGTCGCGGACATCAAGGAGAACGGGCTCCTGGAGAGCATCACCACCGACCAGGACGGCGCACTCCTCGACGGCCGGAACCGGCTGCTCGCCTGCGAACAGGCTGGAGTCGAACCGCGGTACGCCACCTACAAGGGTGACCCGTGGCGGTATGTCGTGAGCACCAACCTGCACCGGCGCCACCTCACCGACGCGCAACGAGCGGTGATCGCGGGCAAGCTCGCGGACCGCCTGCCAGGGCGTTTGCCGGTAAAGGCTTCAGCTGAAGCCTTTTATCACCGGCCGCCCACACGTTCGGAAGCCGCACAGATGTTCAACGTCTCCCGCACCGCCCTGGAGCGTGCCCGCCGCATCCAGCACACCGGCACCGAGCACCTCAACAAGCTCGTCGAGGAAGGCCGGGTGCCACTGTCCACAGCGGACCGCGTTGCCTCGCAGCCGTCCAAGAAGCAGGACGCGTTCGCCGACCGCGTGGAGAGCGGAGTGAACCCCCGCTACGCCGAGAACCCGAAGGCGCGACCGCCGCTGCCACCACCCGTTGTTCCCCGCCGCGTCCGCAACGCCAAGGAACCGAACGTCCTGGGCAAGGACTCCCTCCAGCGCATCGCCCTCGACATGGGCGGAATCGACCTCGCCCTCAAGCCCATCACCGCTATCGAGGCCGACATCGCTCAGGACGACCTCTTCACCTGGTACCGAGCCCTCGCGAAAGGAGGCAAGGCCCTCTACCGAATCCGGAAGCTCATCAAGTACCAACTCAACGAAGGAAAGCAGCAGCCATGAAGTCACCACAACTGAAGCAGCTTCGCGTCGACCATCTCACCGTCGACTTCCGTGTCCAGCGCAGCGTCGACCCCAAGCGAGTGCGGTCGATGGCGGAGAACCTGAACCGGGAAGCACTCGGCACCATCATCGTGTCCACCCGCGAGGACGGCACCTACCACGTCATCGACGGCCAGACCCGGGTCGCCGCCATGAAGGAAGCAGGCAACGGCAACGAGGGGATCGACTGCAAGGTCTTCCAGGACCTGACCCTGGCCGAGGAAGCCGCCCTTTTCCGCCTGTACAACGACACCAAGCAGGTCCGCCCGGTCACGAAGTTCATGATCCGCGTGGTCGAAGGCGACAAGAAGGCCATCGCGCTCAGCACCATCCTCAACCGGCACGGCTGGACCGTGAACGGCGCCTCCGGTCGCGGCTACTTCCTCGCTGTCGCCGCCCTCGAATGGGTGTACGACGGCGCGGTCCAGTGGGAGCCGGTGAACCCCGAAGCCTGCGACGTCACCCTCAACGTCCTGACCACCGCCTACGGCCACGACCCGGACGGGGTCCGCGCGGAACTCGTGAAGGGCGTGGGCCTCACCGCCCTGCGCTACGGGGACCAGCTCGACCTGCGCAAGCTCACCGTCGAGCTGGCAGGCCACGACGGCGGCCCGGTCGGCGTCATCGGCGATGCGCGGCAGCTGAAGAAGTTGCGCGCAGACAGCGTCGCGAACGCAATGGCGGAAGTCCTTGTCGCACTGGTGAACAAGGGCCGCCGCACCAAGAAGATCCCGGAGTGGCGCTCCGCCGAAGGCTGAACCGTCAGTAGGTCATGTGAAGGGAGGGTCCCGCTGTGGCGGTCACGAAGCGTCTTCGGTATGAAGTTCTGCGGCGGGACAACCACACGTGTCGCTACTGCGGAACGGCGGCGTCTGCCGCTCCGCTCGCGGTGGATCACGTGGTACCGGTCGCCCTCGGTGGCAGTGACGAGCCATCGAACCTTGCAGCCGCCTGTTATGACTGCAATACGGGAAAGTCTGCCTCGGCTCCCGATGATGCGACGGTGGACGACGTCGCTGCGGACGCCCTGCGGTGGCGCCAAGCCATCGAGTACGCAGGGCAGCGCATGCTGGCCGATCGTGAGCGTATCGAGAGTCAGCGGAACACCTTTCTCGCAATGTGGCAGCGGTGGATGCCCGAAGGTGACCATGCGCCCATGCCGTCGGACTGGCGCGACTCGATCGATCGAATCCTTCTCGGCGGCCTGCCGATGGAGGTGCTCGGAGACTGCGTTCGGATTGCCATGACTTCCGGGAAGGTGTTGCCTGAGAACAAGTTCCGCTACGCATGCGGCTCAGCGCTGAAGCGCGTAGCGTCGCTCCAGGCGGAAGCACAGACCGCCATCAACGTGGAGGACTACGGCGACGTGCACGCCGGTCCGTGGCCCTTTCCCTTGCTGGAGATCCTGGACGACATGGTGGTGGGCAACATGGTGAAGGCCGTGGGAGGCACAGATGACGACGTGAAGCTCGGCTCGAAGCTCCTCTGGGAGGTCGCCCAGTGTGCCCACGGGGCCTACGACACAGCAGCGAAGGAGGGTATGGGTTGCACGGAGGCTGAGGACAGGGCACGTGACGCTGGTCGTGTTGCGGTGTGCTCCGTTGCGGAGCGGTATGGCGGCACCTCCTGATGGCCCGCATTCGAAACATCAAGCCTGAGTTCTTCACCAGCGAAGCAGTGTCTGAGCTGCCATTACGTGCACGCCTGACATGGATCGGCCTGTGGACGCATTGTGACAACCACGGCCGCGCTCGCGACAACGTGAAGCTCATCAAGGCCGCGGTGTGGCCCCTGGATGACGTGTCACTGAAGGACATTGAGGACGACCTCACGACGCTGGCCGAACATCAGCGCATTGTGCGCTACGAGGTGGACGGCAAGCGGTATCTGGTGATCACCAACTGGAGCGAGCACCAGTACGGAGCCTTCAAGGGTGACCCGAAACACCCCGGGCCGGACGGCAGTCTAGACGAGTACAGAACTGATCTAGACGAGTCTAGATTCGATCTAGACGAGTCTGGCGCTATACAGGTGTCAGAGATTCAGGGATCAGGGGACAGGGGTCAAGAAGACTCGCTTCGCTCGCCGCCTCGACAGGAATCGGCGAGGCCGGACGTCGACGAGCTGTGCGAGCGACTTCGGGATCGCGTCGTCGCGAACGGCGCGAAGGCCGCGGTGACGGCGAAGTGGCGTGCCGACGCCAGGCTCATGCTCGACCGCGACGGAAGGGACTTCCAGCAGGCGAAACGACTGATCGACTGGGCTACGAGCCATGACTTCTGGGCGTCGAACATCCTGTCGATGCCGAAGTTTCGTGCCCAGTACGACAAGCTCCTGTTGCAGGCAAAACGCGAAGGACGACAGCGCACGAACGGATCTGACGCCACCTCGAACAGCCTGCTGGAGCGCGCAGCGAGGTTGAGTCAATCAGCGAACATCAAGCAACTACCCGCAGGAGGCTGACGCAGGATCGAGTACGGACTAGACGAAGCCGAAACGTGTGCACTCCTCGCCATCATCGTGTCTTACGACAACCGCAAACCCGGCGACGGCAACATCATGGCGTGGCAGGAGTCCTCCGTCCGCGGCAGGTGGACCTTCGAGGAAGCTCGCGAGGCCGTCTTCGAGCACTTCGCGAACTCGACGGAATACCTGCGCCCAGCACACGTCACGCAGCACATCCGGGCCCAGCGTCAGCTCCCACTCCCTGCGAAACTGATCGAGGCCCCGCCGAAGCCCGCGGCGCAGCCTGAGCATGTCCGCAACGTCCTCGCGGCACTGGGCAAGAGGCTCGGCTGGACTCAGCAGCAGACCACCCACGACCCCGCCATGTCCGTGACGTGCCCGCACTGCCGCGCTGTGGCTGGCCGTCCCTGCGCCCGTCAGCTCGGCCGCGGTCACCGGCGCGGGCAGTGGGTCCCCATCAAGGCATTCCACCCGTCCCGCATCGAACTCGCTGCCCAGGAGGGCGCATGAAGAACCTGATCCTGTTCTGCTGGCTGGGCATCTCCGCCTGCCTCGGCTACGTCGCCGGAACCCTCGTCGCCGACGCCACGAAGGCGGCGATCGACCGCACCACTGAGGACGAGCTGGCGAAGATCCTTCGGAAGCGCGCCGCGAGGCTTCGCGAGGAAGCGAAAGCGAAGATGGCGAAGGCCACCACGAGCCCGGAGGAGGAGTAGTGGCCACTGGCACACAGACGGCCACCGTCGAGACGCTGACGGCGGAGGTGCGCGTGCTGATGGTCGGCAGTCGCCAGGTAACGCTCTCTGTGTATCGCCAGCTCGACGAGTTTACCGTCTTCGATGACGATTGGTGCATGTTCCGGCCGTTCGGGAGAGTCAGCACCGGTTTGGTCAAGCGCATAGGGGCACTCGCCTACGAGGCAACCCTTGAACTTGTCGGAGTAGATCCGGAAAGCGGCGTGCTAGCCCGCTTCACGGTGCTTGACGGAGATGAATACGAGGGAACGGGCGATGAGGGTCGGAGGGTTATACGCACATGGAGGAAGCTCCCGCTCATCGTCCTAGCTGGACTCCGATGACCATCAAGATCGAGAGGAGTAGTTGGTGGCAGGCGACGTCGTAATCACTGTTGTCGGGAACCTCACCGCTGACCCGGAAATCAGGTTCGTCTCGACTGGCGCGGCCGTCGCGAGCTTCACCGTCGCTTCCACACCTCGCACTTTCGACAAGACTTCGGGGCAGTGGAAGGACGGCGAGGCGCTGTTCCTCCGATGCTCCGTCTGGCGAACAACGGCTGAGAACCTCGCAGAGAGCCTCACCCGGGGCGCGAGGGTAATCGTCCAGGGACGGCTCGTTCAGCGCTCGTACGAGACGCGAGAGGGCGAGAAGCGCACCGTCGTTGAGATGCAGGTCGACGAGATCGGCCCGTCGCTCCGGTATGCGACAGCGAAGATTCAGAAGGCGACACGCACCAGTGGACCGTCCGCGGAGGAGCACCGCTGGACCGGCGACGAGGAGCCGCCGTTCTGAGCCATCTCACCGTTCACCGAATGGGCGCCCTGATCGGCGAGGCACTCGACGAGCGTGGCATCAGCCAGGCCGAGTTCTGCCGCCTCGCAGGCGTCTCCACGAAGCACCTGAACGAGGTACTCAGGGGTAAGGCCGTCACGCCGCTGTCCACCCTGGACTACTGGGCGTGGCTGCTCGGCTGTCGGTTCGATTTCCAGCTCGTGACCGGCCTGCCTGCCCCGCCTGCTGCGCCCGAGGAATCCTCGGGGGAGGAGGTCTGATGAACCTGAGAGCGATCCTCGATCGACTGCAATGGTGCATGGTCCGCCTCTGGTACCGGCTGAATGGACGCTGCCCAGAGTGCCGACGCTTCAGCCGTGCACACCACAAGATGGACTGTTCCAGGGGCCGCTGATCCACACGTGGCCGACCCGAAGGTAAGAGCGGGAGTACGGGGTTTCACCGGCGCGCGACACCCCCACGCGCGAGTCCGGAAGCAGAGCGTGGAACCAACCACGACCGTTGCCAACTTCCCCTTCCTGGCAACGGAACGGGTGGACCCGCCCGCCGCCACACCACACCGAAAAGGCACATGATGCACAAGAAGACACAACGAACATGCGCTGCGCTCACCGGCGCAGGCGTACTGGTGTTCACCCTCGCCGGGTCCTGCGATGCCACCGACAGCGCGCAGTCGCAAGCCCAGGCCGTCACCAACGCCTACCAGCAGGCTGCACAGCAGGCCGTGCCCTACCCACTCGACGACATGAAGAGCGGCGGCTGGCTGGAACGTACGGAACTGGCTGAGCACCTGAAGCGACAGAACGACAAGAAGGCCATGCGCTGGGTGATTCTGCTGACCCAGCAAGGCCAAGTCGTCTCCCAGTGGCCGATCCAAGGAATGGTCTTCGACCCGAACAGCCAGATGACCAACTCCCAGACCATCAACGGATGCGCGGGAGGATCAGGCGCCTGCGGCGTCGTCACCGAATCGCCCGGCGACAATGGGACCTGGGGCCCCGAGGCAGGGGAAGCAGCGTTCTTCACTGCCTCCGGCGTGGAAATCCAGTTGCCGAAATCGGCGACCTGGGTGGAAGCAGACGCCCCACTCAACCTCACGACGCAGCCGCTCATCACCTACAACATCGCAGACAAGCCGTCCACTAACCACGGCGGCGTGAAGGTGGGCCACTGATGTCCCGCAGTGCACGAGACTGGACTGAGGAGCTGGAGTCCCGGCCCGTAGTGACGATCCTCAAGTGGGCCCTGTGGCCCATCGTCCTGATCTCCCTGGTCGTCGTCGCGTTCTGGATGTTCGGGGTGCTCACCGCCCCGTGGCAGGGGAAGGGCGACGCTCGCCAGGAGAAGAACTCCTCGCAGAACTGGACTTCCGCGCAGCGGGAATTCCACCGGGAAGCCAACGACGTCGACGCGTTCAAGGCGAAGATCGCGACGGCGAAGCAGGACATTACGAACTACGAACGCGCGCACACCGTGATCGGGAACGACACGCCGTACGACCCAGTGGCCCAACAGGACAACAACCTGCGCACTGTCCTCAGTGGACTGCAACAGCAGTGCGTCAACGTCGTGTCCAGCTACAACACCGACGCGCGGTCCTACCTCACCGAAGACTGGCGCGACGCGGACCTGCCGGACCACCTCGACCCCAACGTGTGCATCTGAAGGGCGTTCCATGAACACCGTCTACGTTTCGATCGGCAACAGCGACGGCAAGCTGACCCAACGGGAGTACGCGGAATACATCCGCGACTTCCGGCGGATCATGCGGCAGTATTCAAGCTCCATCCTCGGGGAGTGGTTCTCTGCGCCCGACACCGCGTTCCAGAACGCCTGCATCGTCATCCAATACCCGGAGGCCGAGAAGGATGCATTGAAGGAGGAGCTGACCGAACTTCGCCTGTCCTACAACCAGGATTCAGTGGCCTGGGCGCCGGTGGAGAAGACGGAGTTCATCTGATGGAGAAGGACGATGCCGTCGTGCTTCTCCTGCGCGCCATCTACACCGAACTGAAGCACGTCAACGAAAAGCTTGACCGCTGGGCGGCAGAGACCGCCGCGATCCTGCGGGATGCGAAGGAGGACAGGTGATTCGACGGATTCCCGACTGCATGCTTCTCCTACAGGGCGGCCTGGGCAGCTTCGTCGCCCTTATCAGCAGCGCGGCCGCGTCCGCGTACCCGCTGTTCCTGGTGCCGATGATCCTTGCGTCCGTTGCCAGTGGCGGTTTCCTGGCCCTCTACGGCTTCCGGAAAGGGTTCCAGGAGGGGAAAGAGGCTCGGGTTGCACACAGGGAACCCGAGGAAACAGACTCAGTGAAATGAGGAGCACATGACCCAGCTTCACCAGCTGATTGCGATCGCCAAGGGCGAGAAGTCCGGCGCGGCAGGCGAACTGACCAACGCCTACCACACCCTGGCGAAGCCTGCCCTGCTTTCGGGCCTGGCCCGCACCTACCAGCCGCGCGACGAGGAGGGAGACCACCTTCCGCCGGAGTCGACGCGGGTGCAGGTCCGCGCCACCGAGGTCATCGACCAGGTGGCCGACCGGCTGAGCCGCATGTTCGATGTGGTGGCCAGCCTGGAAAACTCCAACCGTGGCGCCACCGCCGATGTTGTCGTCGGCGATGTCACCGTCCTCGAAGCGGTGCCCGTCACCGTCCTGCTGTTCTTGGAGAAGCAGCTCGTGGACCTCGCCACGTTCGTGCGCAAACTGCCGATGCTGGACCAGGCCGAGCACTGGACCTACGACGACACCACCGACGCGTTCGCCACCGACCCGGTCGAGACGACACGCACGAAGAAGGTCCCGAAGGCCTTCGTGCGCGCCCCGGCGACCGAGCACCACCAGGCCATCGTGGACGCTTTCCACGAAGACGTTATTGTGGGAACGTGGACGACGGTGAAGTTCTCCGGCGCGCTCCAGGCGGCCCGCATTAAGGTGCTGACGGAACGCGTGGAGGCGCTTCAGCGGGCAGTGAAGACGGCACGTGAGGCAGCGAACTCGGCGGAGGTTGCGGAGCTGAAGATCGGCAAGTCGTTCTTCGAGTTCCTCCTCCGCCCCTAGGTTTCCCTGCGCAGCAGGGATGGCACAGATTCAGCACAGACTCAGACTGACGATCACCCGAATATCCCGTTACGTGCAGGTTCGAATCCTGCCCTGGGCTCTTCATGCCCGGGTAGCCCAAGCGGTAGAGGCGCGGGACGCGGATCAGATTCTTGCCGCAGACTCAGCATTGCTACCGTGTGTCACATCGACCACGTCCGGACGATACTTGCTGGGATGCCGGTGCAAATCCGGCCGGAGCCTCCACCATGGCTCCGTAGCTCAACAGGAGAGCACAGCAGTACTGACCCTGATTCGGACGTTTAAACGTGGTGACGCCACGAAATGGTAGTTCCATTGTCGCCCTTTGAGTGGGCAACGGACTCGTAATCCGTCACACAATAGCCTGTCGGGCGGTCACCGGATATGTGGCCGCCCGACCCTTTACCCGCAGGCAGGCGAACGTGAACTGACCGACCACGCTGCACTGGGACGAGCCTCACGCCAGAAGGGCGCCGTCGCGGAGCGCACCCTCGCGAAGTACCTCAAGACCTGGTGGCCGGAGTCCGAACGCGCTGTCGTCACCGGCTTCCGCACCACCGACCGCGCAAGCGCCGATACCGGGGACATCCGAGGCACCCCGTTCGTGTGGCAGCTGAAGTACCGCCAGTACATGACGGACAGGGAAATCCGGGACGCCATGGCGGAGACCCAGGAGCAGACCCAGGCGGCAGGCGCCGTCATGGGCTTCCTGATCCAACGGCGGCCGGGAAAGGCCGACCCCGGCAAATGGTGGGCCTGGCTACCCGCCTGCGATCTCGTCTTCCTCGCTGTCGAAGGCACCTTCCGCGGGCCGCTGGCCACGACGCCGATCCGCGTCGAGCTGGGCGACCTGATGGCGCTCCTGGTGCGCGCCGGGCACCCCTACTGCGCCAGGGAGGTGAGCACATGCATATCAACGTGAACACGTGTATGTGCAGTGAATGCACGTGGAGACGCGAAGCGTCGACGCACGAAGCCGAGTGCAACTACAAGCGAACGTACCTACGCGCGTGCACGTGTATGCGCGACCTGAGTGAACTCCGTACCGCAGCGGCACGCCTGCGCGAACTCGCCGCCAACACCAGCGGCGGGACATGGGCTGCCGAATACCTCGAACAGCACAACTGCTGGTGGGTCACGCACGAAACCGAAGAGCCCGGCTGGACTACCCACGGCACCATCGCCGACCTCGAATCCGCCCACATGGCAGGCAACGCCTCCTGGATCGCCCTCATGGGCCCCGCCGTTGCTGAACCCCTCGCGGCGTGGCTCGACTCCGCCGCGGCCGACGTGCTCGACGTGGACGCCCGTGCCCTCGCATTCGCCAGGGTCGTCAACAGCCACGTTTCAGACGAGGACGACAGCACATAAAGAAACCCCCGGGAAGGGGCGCCCGGGGGTTCCGCATCGGGATTCGCAGCAGCCATGTCACGAAAGCCGTTGGTAGCCGAAGCCTACCAATGCGGCTGGAGGATGGCCATGGAACATCGCTGCCGACGCGGGGAACATTGCCCCGACTACGAAATGGTCGACGGAACACGGCTCGGCCGAGCCATCAACGCCTTCGACGGCCTCTGCGACACCTGTACCCGACACGTGGAACGCGCGCTCGGCGAACTCCCCGGCGACTACACGAAACTGAACCTCATCCTGGGTAAAGGCACCACCGTCGGCGGGGAGCCGGTGCGGATGACCCGTGAACTTCCCGTGCCCATCCGGTTGCACATCGAAGCCCTGCAACGTGATCTGGTGCGCGAGGCCGATGCCTGGGCCCGCAGCGTCGCGAACGTCCTCAACGTCACCTGGACGACAGGCCGCGTCCGCCCCGGCTGGCGCCTGGACCGGGCCTGCCAGCTGCTGTCCGGCTCCACCACCGCATTCCTGGCGCTACGCGACGAGAAGCACGTGATCTGGGAGTGCGGCCACCGCTACATCGCCGCCCGCGACGGACTCGACGGCGCCCAGAATTTCCTTCGCCTGCACCAACGGTGCCGCGTCTTCCTCGGCTACACGAAGCTGACCCACCGCCTACCCGTTCCCTGCCCGCGCTGCGAAGCGATGGCACTGGAACGGGAAGACGGGTCGGACCTCATCGAATGCCGGGAATGCAACCGGCCCTACACCTGGGACGAATACGAGCATCTGTGCCTGGTCCTCGTCGACCGCGAAGAACGGAAGGTGAATGTCGCATGAGCTACGCATTTTGTTGCGAGATCTGCGGGGGTGCGCCGATGTGGCGCATCGAACGACTCGGAGACGCTGCGGTGTCCTGGGCCGACGCTGAGCACCTTTCCAAGGTGTGCGAAGGACTTCAGCGTGCGTGGGAGCGCACGAGGCTTCAGGTGACCCTCAGCATCCAGGCCCAGGTTGCGGCCTGGCGCGAGGAACGCGCCCTGGAGGATGCATGAGCCCCGCCGACGAGCTACGCGAAGCAGCTGCCCGCCTGCGCGAGTGCCCAGACGGGGTTCGGCTCGACCCCAAGGAAACGCAGCTGCTGGCCGCCGTCTTCGCAGACGAGGCCTTCACGGTCGACGACCTTCCGGTGCGGTTCTGGCGCCACGACTGGGCGGCCCTCGTCCTCGCCCGGAAAATCAACTCCGAGGAGCAGCCGCATGACTAAATACTTGATCAAGTACCTCACCGGCCCGAAGGCGATCAACCCCCGCTACTGCGAGATGCCGGGCGAATCCCTCCGAGATGCCGTCCGGAAGTTCCGTCGCCTCTTCGCTGAGCGCACGATCATCGTCGACGTGTTCGGCCCACCCGTCGAGATCGCGGAGTGGGAATGACCTACCGCCTCCTCATCACCGGCTCCCGCAGCTGGACCGACGGCGCCACCATCGCCACGGCGATCGTCGAGGCGAAGCAGAAGCACGAAGACCTGCTCATCGTCAACGGAGGTTGCCCGCGCGGAGCAGACCAGATCGCCCAGTACGTCGCCAGACTCTGGAAGATCCCCACCGAGATCCACCCCGCCGACTGGAAGACGCACCGCCGCCGCGCCGGGATGATCCGCAACGCCGAAATGGTGCGCCTCGGTGCCGACGAATGTCTGGCGTTCATCCGGGGGGACTCCGCCGGAGCCAGCGCTTGCGCAGCGATGGCCAAGGCCGCCGGGATTCCCACGGCCATCTACAGGACCGACGAGGACACATGATGAAGCGGCGCCGCGTCGGCAGCGCGGAGCAGGACGTCCACGGCCCCTGGCGTCGCCTCTACTGCTGGACACAGAAGGCCGGAGCAGTGAAGAGGATCAAAAGGCAGGGCAACCGCCGGGAGCGGCGGGAGGGCCGCGCCCAGGTCCGCAACGAACAACGGGAGCGCGATGAATCGTGAGCGGCTGGCCGTGGCCGGGGGATTCACCCCTCGACATCGCTCGGCGGGTCGCTCAGATGTACCGCAGGGGCTGGGAGCGAATCGACCCAGGCGGGGTGGCCCTCCTGGACGCCCAGATGGCCGCTGCGGCCCAACGGTGGATTCTCCCGGCCGTCCACACCTACGAGCCCACCGACCTGCTCACGGCGGAACTGGCGGCCGACGCCATGAACGTGTCGCGCCGCACCATCTACTCCTGGAGGGAGCGTGGCCTGAAGCCGGTGGAGACACCCGACGGGCCGCGCTACCGCTACCAAGACCTACAACGTTGGGTGGCCGAGGCCCGACGCCGGAGACGGGGGGGCTGACTTCGAGCGCGGGCACACGACAACGGCGCCGTCCGGGCCCCGCTCTCCGCGGATCTGGAGCACGGGATCGCCTGCGGGCATCGGCGTCGCGACCTCCCACACCGGGAAAGGGCCCACGTAGGCGACATGGACACACTCCACCGGAATCACGTCGCCGGAGGCCAGGAAGACGCGGACATTCTGCGGCGGGGTGAGGCGCGGGTATTGAAGGAGATGCACCGCGTCCTTCAGCCGCAATCGGTGCACGAGGAAGGTCGCCAACCCCAGGAGTGCGGCGCTTTCCCCGGCCCGGAGGAGCCACATCCACGGCGCGGGGTGCCCGCCGTGGATATCGAGCCATATCCATACGGCCCAGAAGAGGAGTGTGGGGCCGGAACTCCGGACAGCAAGTCGCAGCCAGTACTTCACGAGACGTAGCCAGTACTTCAGTCGTCGGCGCACAGGGAAATTCCTCGGTCATCGAGCTGGGTTCCGCCGGAGCGAAGGGAGGTTCGCGGACGGATCGAACGTATATTCCCATCCTCTCACCGGCCTACCAAACCCGCATCCCGGAACGCCATTGCACCCGGCATGAATCGCATTTCAAACGCGTACGCGGTGCATACCGAGCGCGATTCCATGTGACCACATGATGGCATTCAGGACACCGATGCGGCTTATCCTCGTTCCGCCGAACCCACCGGAATGCACGCGACTCGCCGGTCATCGGGTCGACCGGCTCCGTCCAGTAGGCCCGCCGCCCGGTGGTGGCGATCGCTGCGTCCGTGATCCAGGGCGGCAAACCCAGCATCTGGGCCCACCGGCGCAACCACTCCCGGCGGGTGATCGTGTCCGGCGCGTGCTGGCTCATTCGACCGTCCAATCGAGACAGGCGACGCAGTAACCCTGTTCGGCGCCCTCAAGCTGCAAGGATGCCTCGCCGCATCGAGGGCACAGGAACAGTGCCCCGCACCTCAATGCCTGGTTGAACACGGTCGCGATCTGGTCAGCCTCGCCCAGGAGGCCCATTTCGGCGAGCTGGCCCGTCTGCGCCGGGTGCACCTCGAACGCCGCGATCTGGCTGCTGCGCCGTGCGATACACGGAGGGCACATCGCTCGAACGGCGCGGGTATCCACCAGGTGCATCATGCCCGTCGATACCCAGATTCCCGCCCCACAGTCGTGGCACGCGCGCTCAACGCTTAACGCCGAAGGTGCGACCGACGTCGGGTAACAGTGCAAAACCCTGGGCCGAGTGTCCTTCACGCCGCGATTCCCTTCGGGTAGGTCCATGCCAGCGTCCGGGTGTCGAGGACCCGCACGTTGTCTCCGGGGCCCCCGTCGCAGTCCAGGCCCGTCACCCGCATCCCGCCCCACGAGGTGTCGACCGTGGTGTCGTGCTCCAGGTGGTAATGGCCGTGCACCAACAGTTTCGGCTGGACGACGTCCACGACAGTCTGGAGGTGCTCTCGGTGGAGTCCGGCCAGCTTCAGGTCGCTGGGCCGCCAGATCTTCGGCGGCCTCGGCAGCTTCAGCGGCACACTCGACGGGCAGTCATGGCACACCATGACGGCGGCCGTTCCGGCAGCAGCCGCCGCCTCCGCCTCCGCCTCGGAGATCTCCTCTTCGGGCCACCAGCTGAGCCCCTTCGTGCGCTGTCCGCGGTCGACCGACACGGCGCCGCCCAGGGCCAGCCAGTCATGGTCATGCCAGCGCCACCGGCTTCCCCGGGGAAGCCAGAAGATGCGGCTACGGATCGGCACAGGCCCGTGCTGGACGTCTGTCCGCAGCGCCCGCAGGTCGTCATGCTGCTCATGGTTCCCGTCCACGAAGTACAGCTCCGCGTCAGCCTTGGTCAAGGCGTGGGAAACGGTGGTCAGGTAGCTGTGCCCCAGCATGCCCCGCCAGAAGCCGAAGTCCCCGGTATGGAGGACGACCTTGCGTTCCTCGCCGGACAGCAGGCCCGGGGCCATGCCGATGACGTGCTTGGCCCACCCGGAATTGCAGTGCCAACAACCCGCCATGATGACCTTCGTCGGCGCTGGGGTTGAGATGAGAGTGCTCACGTGCGTGTGCTCGCCTTTCAGTTGGAGGGGGTGGTGCCCGGCATCCCCCTGAGACGGTCGGGCGCCACCGGAATTACGAAGCCCTCGGTAGGGCTACGCGTTCCTCTTGGCCGTAGCGGCCGTCGTCGGGAACCCAGTCGGGCTCGTCGGGGTCCAGCCGGAGCACCGTGCCGTCCGACTCGACCCGGTAGCGGCGGCGCGGGGTGGTGACGCTCAAGGACTCCTTCACACCTCACCCCACTCCATCGACGCCCATGCGTGCCGGATCGCGCCCGCGAGAAGGCCAACAGCGAAGGCCAGGCCCCCGGCGAACAGCAGGACCCACATCCAGTTCTCTCGCCCCTGTAAGGCCCAGGAGCACGAGCCCAGTGACGCGTCGCTCAGTTCACTGTGGTTCAGCGGGCTCCCGCAGCTCGTCACGTCATACGACGGACCCACCTCCGCCGGAATGAGGCCCACGACCATGGCGAGGGCCAGGAATAGGCCGCCGAAAATCCAGGTCACGGCTCCCGGGGTGTAATGCGGGGCCTTCGGTGTCGGTCTCTCCGTGCTGGTCATGTGACATTCCCTTCCTGTGTGCCGAGAAGCTCGGGATATTCCTCGTATCTCTTCAGGACGCTGTGTCCCTCAAGGGTCAGGTGGATCAGGTGTCTCTGCCCAGGAGCCCACAGGCCACGCACCTGCGGTTCCAATAGCCAGTTGGCGGTGGCAGGAGTGGGTGTTACCGGAATCCAGACCCACGTGACGGTGCCGTTGTGGACGTACTCCTGGCGGACAGCGCTGACCTGGCCGTCCTTGATGGCTCGCAAGCGTGCGAGTCGCGCCGCAGTCGGGGCCAGCTTGTCGAGCAATGGGTCACTCACGAATGCGGTTCCCTACGGTTCGGGGCCCCCCGCTGCGAGTAATTGAGAAAGAATGCACACGCGTTGCTAAGGCACTGCGTGAGCTGCGCGCCGCCCGCTGGGCGGCCGGAGTGCAGGGTGGTAACGTTCGCGCTGGTACTTCCTGCGCTATTTTTCCCAGGTGATGTGGATCGTCTCCAGGCCCTCGACGACCTTGCGCATGACTCCGGCGACCCCGCGCATCACCGTCAGGGCCTCCATGAGCTTCTTCGTCTGCGACCGCTCGAACCCAAAGACGACCGTCAACCTCGTGTCCTGACGTCCGCTCTTGACAGTGGCGGGCACTTCCAAATCTTTGAGCACGGCACGCACCTTCGCGTTGTGCTCGATTCTGGCCCGTGTCCCCAATCCGTCAACCATCGTGTTTGCCTCGCAAGAGAATTCGACGACGTGGAAGTGAACTTCGGTGGGGACCGAGGATGCGGGAGTCAGTTGGCCTTCGCGATGATCTGTGCCGGGTTGACGCCCAGTTCGGCGCACAAGGCATCGACGAGCGTGCGGAGCTGGTGCACCTCCTGCTGAAGGGCCACCTCGCGGACCCGATCTGCCCGGACGGCCTTCGCGATCGGCCCGGAGCCGTGCGGAACGGTGACGTCGACCGTGCTGGGCGCGGGGGCCTTCTCCTGAGCGCTCGTCAGGGCCGCGCTCGACGCCAGTGCCAGCGCCTTCCCTGGGGCCTTGCCTGCGGCCTTCCGGGGCGCCTTGCGTCCCTGCACCGCACGAACCGCCTCAAGCTTCGGCGCGTCGGCGTCGTACAGCCCGGACAGCACGTCCTCGATGAGGATCTCCTGGCTGAGCAGTCCGGCGATGGTCTCAGGCTTCCAGCCCGCGAGCGCAGATATCCGCTGCAACCGGATGCCGTGCGTTGACTCCGGCTCGGGAGACGTCGTCACGAACAAGGCGTTCCTGACGGTCTGGTGGGACACACCGATCTTCTGGCCGATGATGCGCGGGTTCAGGCCACGGCTGTTGATCCGGTCCTTGATGACCTCGTGGACACGCTGGATCACGTGGTCGCTCTTCACGGGGGACTTCGGGTGCATCGGGGTTCCAATCCTGTCGTTTGCTGATTAATCGCGTTTCGATCTTGAAGCGAGACGTTATCCCCGGTCGCTCAGGAAAAACAACCGAGGCGCGCTAGGCCATTCGGGCGATTCTGACGGCTACAGAAAGTGATAGTTGCAGGCCAGGACCACCCATTCGGAGACAATGGCCAAAGTCCCCCTTGCTCTAATCGCTCTGAACGGGATCTGGCTCGTCTGTGAGTTTGATGCGCCTGAGCTGCGAGAGTGACATCGCGGTAATCGCTCCGAGTTGCGCGGTCGTTAGCCGTCCGCCAAGATGCCGGATCGCGGTGTCCCTCAATCGAGTTAACGCCGCGATTTCCCGGCCCGTTTGCCTGGCCGCCGCCCGGCGTTGACCGCGCCGCCGGGCCCGAAGCTCCCCCAGTTCCCCGAGGATCTTCCGGAACGCGACGACATCTGGGTCGCCCAGGACGGCGAGCGTCTGCGCCAGCGAATCCCGCGCATCCTGACAAGCGGCCTGCGCCTGCGAGGCCGCCAGCACGGCAACCCGTTCGGGAGTGCGCCCCCTCTTCATCGGCGCACTAGCCGCCTGCTTCGTCGCGACGGCGAACCACTTCGCCAGCACGTCTTGGAACGCGTCCAACGCGGACAAACTCTCTTCGAGCACGGGGAAAGCCAGCACCGTCGAGTGCCCGCCGCGCCCCCGGTTCCGTCGCTTCCGGCCGCGGATTACGGCCGCCAGTTCCGGGGGGCCCTGGATGGCCTCCAGCTGCGCATCCAGGACCCCGTTCAGCTCCACATGCACCGTCACGCCTTCTCCCTCCCGCGCGGGGACATAGTGCCCCTCCGTTTCCCTTAGTTCGCCAGTGCGCGAACGGCTCCGCACACGGGATGCGTGCACCACTGGAAGAGCCCAGCGTGCCCGCTCGGCTCGGTGTCGTGGGCGGCTCGGATCTTGTCCAACAGGGACTCCAGCCTCTTCCGAGCACCTTCGGCGGCCTCCTCGGCTGCGTCCCGCTGCTCCACCGCCAGCTCCTCCGCCGCATCCCGCGACGCCATGGTGACCAGTTCATCACCGGCGTACTCGGCTTCCACGCCGGATGCCGTCGTGATCACCTGCGCGTCCTCGGCCTCGGTGGCGCACCCCTCCATCTCCACCGCGTCGAGCTTCACCGGCACGGTTCCCGGCTCGTACAGGTAGATCCCGGCCTCACCCGAGACGATCACCGCGTCCCGCTCGTCCTTCCGGACCAGCCACGCGCGGGTTTCCGGGGGTGTCAGCACCTGAACGGCACCTGTCATTTCTTCTGATCTTTCCATCGGATTTTCCTTCCAGTTGGGTACATATAGAGGGTTTCGGCCGAACAGCCGTGGCCTACGGGCGTCCACATCGGACGCACGCGGCCATGTGCGGCACGGATCAGGCCCACCAGCGGGCCGGAAGTCCGACCAGTGCAACGGATGCCATGTCGTGGTACCGGGCGCGCACTGAGTCGGTGAACACGACCTCCCAGATGTCCCGCCACTCGTCATCCGTGACGTCCGGGCCGGTGCTGATGCCGTCGTGGTGGACGCGGGCGATGTTCTGCGCCGCCTTCGCGACGAACGCCTCACGCGACGGCCGGGGCGGCTGCTTCACCCAGCCGCGTTTGCGTGCGTGCCGGTCCAGCTCGTCACGAAGGCGCGGGTAGTCGTCCTCGACGATGCGCGAGGTGATCTCGGCGACCGGGTGCCCCGGCCCCGCGTCGTACCCCGACGCAATTGCCAGCCGGTTGATAACGCCGATCGCGTCACCCATGTCCTCCAGCTGAGTCGTGATCTGGTGGCCGGTCACAGGGAAACCCTCAGGGTTCTCGCGGTCGAAGAACGTCCGAAAGTACACGTCGGTCTGGTAGCTGATTCCGTGCCCGGACAGGCCGCACCTTTCCGCTCCCTTGACCCCGCCGATCGGGTGCTGAGGCCAAACCTCCTTGCTCGTGGTCGGCTTGATGTCTGCGCCGCACGCCGGGCATCCGGTGTCGCGCCGGGGCTGCCGGGCCTGCGGGTAGGTGTCCTCGCTCATGTGGTCTTCCTGTTCGCGTTCCATGTGTCGGTGACGGCCTGAACCTCCGGGTTCGCCAGCGGCAGCTCCCTGTAGCCGCTGGCAATGCGCGAGGCGAAGTCCCGCATGGCGGTGTCGAGTTCGGGGCAGTAGTGCCCGTTACTCCACTCCCGGTCCGTCAGCGTCCGCGCCTCGGCGACGACGCTTTCGTCGCCGTACTTGACCACGATGACGAAACCGCCGTTCTTCGTGGGAGCTGACGCGATCAACGGGTGTCCATTGAACGGCGTCGCCGGTTCCTCGGGCAACGGGAACACGAAGTCCGAACGACCGCAGTCCGAGCACGTGAAGTTCCCCGATCCGCACTCGCACGTGTAGTGGGTGCTACGGGTGTCTTGCGCCATCTACTTCCCCTTCCTCTGTCGGCCGTGTCGCCGCAGCAACGGACGTCAGTTGGACGCCCGCCACTGTGTCGGCACGGATGATCGTGCTCGCCCGGCACCTATTGCTTGTCCCGACCAGTTCCGGCTAAACCGGCCTCAGTTGGGGGCTATAGGACACCTAGGCTTCCTTGCTGGTCAGGCGATCGATGAACCCCCGGAGCAGCTGGTCAGCCTTATCGCGTGCCGTCCCCTCGCTGGCGCACCGCCAGACCGGAGGCTTGAAGCCGGGCAGCGTCGTCGTGAGGCTGTACGGGCCGTCCTCGTCCCGCGTGATGCCCCACCCGATGGTGAACAACAGGATTCGGTTCACGCTGCCGCGAAGGCTCCCGTGGTTACCTCTGGTCCACGTGATTTCAGGCGCGAAGCCCGTCAGCGGTGGCCGATTCGAGTCAAGCTCGCTGCTGGACATCTCGCGCATCTCCAGTGCCTCCGCCGGGGTCTTGCCCGTTCCCTTGCACGTCCCGGGCTCCGTACGGACCCGCAGATGGTTCGGGAACGTGCCGTCATGCCTGAGTAATCTGTCGTTCCCGCACAACGGGCACACGACGCGGGGGTACTTCTCCGCCTTCCTCGCCTGCTTCTTTGCGTTGGTTACAACGGGTGCAGGCGGCTCGCTCGCCTTGACCGGGCTGGCATCGTCGCCACTTCCCTCCTTCGCCGCGACCGCTCTTCCCTTCTCGGTGATGGTGGCGACTTGCCGGGTGCCTCGGGGTGTGCCGATCATGTGGTTGCTCATCCCGCGCAGGGTGACGAGGCCGCGTCGTTCCATCGCCTTGAGGGTCGAGTAGTGGTACAGCCCCTCCTGGTCGGGGAGCTGCGATGCCACCGCGTAGCGGTCCGGTTCCCCCTCGATCAGCCACCGCAGCACTTCCGCGTGCTTCGGGTCGAGTGTGCTCGACATCCGTACCTCCTTCCTTCTGTTCGGCCGTGTTGCCATGGCACCCGGCCGTCCAGTTGGGACGGCCGGGACCAAGCGCGGCACGGACCGGGTTAGCCCTGCGGGCCGTCGGTGTGCACCCCGTCGGCCGTCCGAATGCCTACGATCTTGCTCCGCTCCAGCGTGAGAATGACCGGCACGTCGCGGTACTCGGGGTTGTCGATCGCGTAGTTGACCGACGCGTCGGTCTCCGTGTCGATGGTCGCCTGTCCCACGAGGGTCACCCGGTAGCGCGGGTTCCCGTTGGTGCTGGCCTTCCGCCGGTCGAGACGGGCGATGGTTCCCTCTGCGGTGGTGTACATGTCTTCCCTTCCTAGTTTCCGGGCTCTCAGTTGGCCGTGTAGCCCCGAACCCGGCCGACCCCGAAGGGTCGGCCGCGAACGCGGTCACGCGGGCTCTATAGGCTCCCTGTCGCGTACCAGCCGGAAGAACTCGCCGAAGTGTTGGCGGAGCAGCGTCCGCGTGACCGGCGGAACGGCGAACTTCGCCGGTTCCAGTCGCCGCAGGCGAGTGATCAACCGTTCCATGTCCCGCAGCTCGATGAGATCGGAGCACGGGTCGCATGCAGCCCAGCGGTCACTGAAGCGGTTCTCTCCAAGCTCCTGAGCAGGCGCCGCTTTGTGCCGCTCCACGTCCCAGTCCTTCGCAACTTGCTTGCGTTCCTTCTCCTCGCTGAACTTCGGCATTGCCGTAATCGTCTTAATCTCCCCGCCGACAGGGTAAGACCAGTGCACGTCTCCGCCTCCGCAGAAGTCGCACACGTAAACCACGTGTGTAGCTTCCGCGCGGGGGATCGGGATTGCCTCGTGGTCGGCTTCCTTCGCCTTCGGGTGAAGCCAGGTTGTGACGCCGTCCTGTTGGAACCGGTTCAGCGGCTGCTGGCACGTGACGCACACGACGTCCGGCATGGCGTGGTCGGACATGTGATCCCCTTACTTGGCTGTCAGGGTCTCGGCGATCTCTTTCCAGTCCACACGGCCGTAGTCAGCGTCAGACATCTCCTGGGCCGTGTGCCACGCGCCGGACCCCTCAGGGGCGCCTTTCAGGGACTCCGTCAGGTATTCCCCAAGTCCGTCCGTGTCTCCGTCCGTCGCGAGTTCAAGCGCGCGGTCGTGGTAGTCGCCGTCATTGATGATCCACACCTCGACCCAGCGGGTGTTTTCCTGCGTGTCGCTCATTGTCTGCTCTCCCGTTGCTTCGGCTGCTGCTTTTCGTTGGCCGTGTAGCCACGCCCGCACCCGTCCACAGGTGACGGGCGCGAAAGCGGTCACACGGACAGATCAGGGCATGGTGCCGTCGATGCGCGCACCGAAGTCGCCCACGGTGTTGCCGTTGATGTCGCGGACGTTGCCAGCCGAAACCCCCTCGTCCAGACCGTCGGCGATCTCCCGGAGGATGCGCGCCAGCTCGGCGTCCCGGCCGTCTTCGAAGGCCGCGTTATCGGTCTTGATAAGCACTCGGAATTCGCTCACGGTGTCTCTTCCTTCTTTCGTGTCGCCGTACGGTTGTCCGTGCGGTCACGGCACCCGTACGGCCCGCCAGGGGGGGCCGTACGCGACCGTTGATCACGCGGGCGGGGTAGTTGGGGGATCAGTAGTCGTCGTCCCACCGTTCCCCGGCATTCGCCGGGTCGAACCACGCCGGAGCGACCGGCGAGTCCGGGTAGTCACGGCGTACCCGTTCCTGTATGTCGAGCCGCTTCGCCCAGTGTCCGTCGCACCAGTCGAACGACTTCCCGGTTCCACTCAGTGGCTCCCGGGGCTTCACGGTGCCGGTGCACCCTTCCGGTCCGTGCAGACACGACAGTTCCTCTGCCGGTGTGGTCATGTGCTCACCTTTCGATTTAGCCGTTCGAGTTCGGTCCCGTACGGCTCAGTTGGGGGCCCTGGAGCCCCTTTCAGCTTTGACCGTGTGGCCACGGCCGGAACCGTCCAGTTGGGACGGTCCCTACCGTTGGTCACACGGGTCAAACCATCACGATTCGCGTGATGTCGCCGTGTTCGCTCCCGGCGTGCCGCGAAAGAGTCTCGTTCATGGTGTCGAAATCCGAGCACGCGTCCTTTGCGACGTGACCGTCCTCGTGGGTGACCGTGACGTCCCATCCGTCCGGCCTGGAACCCGTCGCGCGCTCCGCATCCTCGGCCCACTCGTTAAGGATCTTGCGAAGGGCCACGGCCCATTCGGTGACCATCGCGGCCGTGACCGATGGCGGCGGGATGACATCCCGTTGGGCGCGCGCGAGTGCGAACAGCCCCTCGCGCATGTCCGTGAGCGTCTTTGTGGTCGTCTCGTTCATTTCTTCCCTTCCGTTGCGTGTTCCGTTGTTGGCGGCTTGCGTCCGTCCGTGTGGTGACGCGTACGGACGCGCTCCGCGTTCATGTAGGACCGGCCGCCCTTGTCCAGAGCGACGTGAAACCAGCCGTCCCAGTAGCCCGAGTCCGTGCGGACCCCCGCGAACGTCACGGCCCCGGAGTCCAGATTGTGATCCCACACCCGGAGCCCTTCCGTGATCTTGACCCCGTCGAACGTGAAAAGCTTGTCCTTGTCGAACGTCGGGCGTTCGTAGCGCTCGCTCACCTTGTCTCCCTTCCGTTTCACCGTGCGGTGACGGCCAACGCCCGTCCCAGTTGGACGGGCGCGGCCGACTGCACACGGGGCTACGCCGTGGCCACGCGAAGCGCGGGTTTACGCCGGGGGGTGGCCTTCCGGGGCCGTGCACGTGGTTTAGGGGCCCTCAGCGCCACCAGGGACGCACCCGCGAGCAACATCAGTACATCGATGGCGAACGGCCCCGCGAACGCGGCAGCGGGCGTCTCACCCATCGCGAGCATGACCGATTGAATGTGCCCGAACGAGATCACGAACGAGATCACGGCCACCGCCCCGGAGAGCCCGTACCGCGCGGCCGTCCACCCGTGACCCGGTCGCCAGTGTGACCCGATCATCATTTCGATGGCCCCGAGATTGAGCAGGGGCCACAAGAAGGCCACCGCGATGGACGGGCCCACCCCGTTCCGAATGACCGTGCTGGCCACCTGAAACCCGAACGATCCCGCCAGTGCCACCAAGAACGATCCCCACACCACGACGTGCGTCGACATCGGTCGACGTCTGCGGGTCTGTCTTTGAGTTGTCATGCGCGTACCTTCCTAGGTCTGAGTCGTATGGAGACGGCCGGTGAACGTCCACACGGGACGTTCACGGCCGACACCACACGGTTCAGTCGCCGACGATTACGCGCCACTTGGATGTACGTGTGCCGGAGTTGCCTGGGCCCGGCCACCCGTCATCCGGCACCGGGCCCGCGTACCACACATTGAAGATCGGTCCGGACGTCGCGACGTACCCGCTATCCGTTACGGCTCCCACCGTGCGCACAATGCCTCGCGCGACGAGTAGCCGCATGCCGGGTTCCAGATCCAGCGTGCCGACAGGCCGCGTTTCCGGTGCCGTCTCCTCCCGGGGGATCATCCGTTCCGCCGGATCATGCGAGCCGTGTTGTCCGGCGCAACCGAGTGCGCCACATGGAACGCGAGTGCGCGCTCTTTCCCTGCCTCGCCGCGTGTCGCACGGAGCGTGAGGTAGTCCGCGTGGAGCCCGTACGTGTCGAGGGTTACCGTGTTGTTGTCCGCCACCCACGAGAGATAGAGACGGTCGCCGACGCGCAGAGCGGCCGCCGTAGTGGACCACGTGCCGTCGCCGTACCGGGATGAGGTCACCGACGCGTACGCGGCCATGTGAGGGGCACCGGCGGCTGTCCACGCGGTCTCACCGTGGACCCTGTAGCCCATTGCCCCGTACTCGCACGGGATTTCCCGGCGTCTCCCGCCGTGCTCCTGGGGCGTCGCGAAGAGTCTTTGCTCTCGCGCCGTGTAAATGTTGTCCCGGTGCGCGTCGAGGTACGCGCGGATGAACCCCCGCCCCTGGTGTACGTGGAACGTGAGGCTATCCGCCTCACGCAACGCGGCAAGCGCGTCCGTGTCCAATGCCGGGGCAACTGTGGTCGTGGTCATTCTCGTTTCCTTCCTTTGGTTTGACCATGCGTTGACCGCGCGTGAGCGTCCACTAGGGACGCTCACCCACGGATGGCGCACGCTCAGCGGATAACAGGGGTGCCCGGGGCTAGGGGTTCCGACTCGAACGGCGCGACATCTTTGTCCCGGTACACGCATTCCCCTTGGGACTCCCAGTGTTCATCGGCCTTTCGCTGTGCTTCCTCGCCGTTGTTAGCGTCAACTAACACGACAACTTTCACGACGACGTTGTACACGGGCATTGTGTGTTCACCTCACCGTTCGCGGTACGTGATCGAGTGCGTGTCGCCGGAGTGGTCCCGCGCGTCATCGCGCAGGACTACCCGGCATGCCCACCCGGGGCCCAGTTGGCCCCTAAGGGACAGTTGCCGCCGGATGGCACGTCGCGCCTTGCGCCGGATTCGGGGCCGCTCACGGGCGACACGGGACGCCGTGTAGCCCGTTGGGAAGCTCACCCGCGCGTGCCATCGGTCGAACCCATCGGCCCACACGTGAACCGTTTCCGGGCTAGCCAAGACGGCCACCCACCCGGGCGAACCTCAGCTTCACGGACAGGATCACCGCGCACCACGCGCGGTCGCTGAATCCGGACTCCGGGGTCACGGTGATGCGTTCCGCCATCGGCACCGGAACGGCCACATAGTCGCGCATGGTCGTGCCGTGGAACTCCGTACGGGCGGACTGCACCATGGTTCGCGCGGTCCACTGTCCGTCGTCGCGGACGTGGTCTACACCATTCTTGAACATGTAGTCAGCGACCTCAGACAGCGTCTCGAACATGAGGTAATCGGCCGTGTCGGTGCTCTCGCCGTCCGACTCCTCATCTTCCGTCCACACTTCGCGGTCGACACACACGGCATACCGGCCGTGAACCTCACGCACCCACGTGCGGAGGTAGTCCAGCTCGGCACGGATTTCCTCGCGTGCCTGCGGCGGGTACTCGGGGTGTTCGAGCAGCTCTCGCGCGTCCCGTTCGATGCACTGGAGCAGCTCATATCCGTCCGCTTGCCCCGTCGAGGAAAACCGGGTCATCTCTCGATCACGGTCGGCGGACGTCGCGTAGCCGCCTGCAATTTCCCGCGCCCGTTCGGTGGTCGTGGTGCGCATTGTCGTCACTCCCTCTCGGTTGACCGTGTGGTCACGGCAACCGCCGTCCGCAGTGGACGGCGATCACCGATGGCACGCGCTCACTCGGTCACGGTGCGCAGGAAGGCACCTTGCCCCGGCTTGCACTTCTCGCGAAACGTCCGTAGCTGCGCGTTCGCGACACGCTTCGAGTAGTGCACGTTGATTCCCGTGATGCCGTTCGAGTGCCACGCGGCAGTGTCCGTCGTGACCACTTCGAACACGGGCGCCTTGCGCGCCGCTGTGATCCGCCATTCGTCGAACCATGCCCCGTCCGTCACGTCGGTCACCGGGCGGTTCCCGATGGACTGGCGAGCAACGGCCGGAGTGACGGCCTTGACGTACTTGACGAACGTGCGCGATTCCTCCGCCGGACCGTCGTAACCGGCGGGCGGGTTGCGGTGAGCGTCAATCGTGAGTCGGTATGTCGGCATGGTCTTCCCTTCCTGTGGTTGGCCTAGCAGCCACGGCGAACGCGCACCCTCATGCGCGTCACCGAAACGGCTAGGCGTCTTTGCGGGCGATGATCCATCCGGCCGGTTCCTCTGAGTCGTCGAGCGTCTCCACGGACGCGACCACGTAGTAACCGGGCTCCGCGAGGATGTCCCTTTCCAGCCTGCCCCCGACGTACTCAGACGCGTGCATGATCGGCCCGGAGTAGCCGTGCTGCCCGGAGTAGCCGTTCATCAGCTCCCACCCCTGCTCACGCATGCGGGTGATCAGGTCTTTGTCATCGGCCGCCGAGATCTGCCCGTCCCCGTCGGTGTCGACGTAGACGTCATCGGGGCCGCGCACGTCGCGCGGTTCCGTGACCGCGCCGTCCGCGTGCACCTGGATCACGTGGTCCATCTCCATAAGCGCGTTCAAGTCCATTGTGGATCCCTTCCGTAGTTGGCCTAGCCCTCACGGCGGACGCGCGCCCCGACACGCGTCCACCGAAACGGTTAGCCCTAGCGGCCATAGCAGCAGTCGGCGTGTTCGTCTTCGGGTAGCGGCACGGTAACCGTCACCCGGCGGACGCCGTCACGGCCACACGACACGGTCACCTCCGCCCCCGGGGTGATGTCCGGCGGCCAAGGGACACCCTGCAGGACGTCCCCCACCCGCTCGGTCCGAACTGTGGCGACCAGTTCACGGCCGATACCCGGTATCCGGTCCCGTTGCATCTCGACCACGATGGCGCCGTGTCCGACGTCGGCGACGATTCCGGCGGGCAGGGTGAGCCGCTGCGCGGTCACGTCGTCTTCGGTGAGCGTGACGTCCCCGAAGACAATCGAGTCCCGCACCGGCTGAATGAGAGCCGCGAACGCGAGTTCATCGAACACGTCCGGCGCGTCCGGCTGTCTGGTGATCTTCACTATGCGTTTTCCCTTCCTGGGTGGTCTAGCCCCCATGGCACGCACGCGCCCCCAACGCGTCCGCACCAAAGCGGTTAGATCAGAGGTTCTCGACGGTGGCCGTGCCGTCGCCGTTGTCGGTGACCTCGATACCAGCCGCCTGGCACTCCGGGCACTCGGCAATGTGCTCCCGGACCTCATCCGGGGTCACGTTCGGCACGCCATCGTTGATATGCGCGGACGTGTCGAAGATCAGAAAGAGTCCGTCCTCTGCGGACTCCCACCATCGGTAGTACCCATCCCCGTTGGTCCACACCGTTGCCGTCTCACTCATGCTCGTTCCCTTCCTTCCCGGGGCTCTAGCTCCCGTGGAGTGCGCGCGTCTCACCCGCGCGCCACCATGGCGGCTAGAACAGTGCGTACTGAATCGCGCCCGCACCGGCGACTAGCGCGGACACGGCGAGCGCCCAACTGATGAGCTTGAGTCTGACGGTCATCCTCTGCCCTTCCCTTCCTCCACGTTGACCGCACGGTCACGGTGTCCGTACGGACCTCTGAGAGGCCCGTACGGCACCGATGTCACGGGCGGGGCTAGCCGTAGACGACCGCGCCGAACGCTGCCACCTGCAGGACCTGGTCAGCGGTGTCAGCGTCAAAGTCGCAGTCTTCCGGATCCTTGAAAACGAGCGTCCGACACTCGCGGACGCACTCGTCGCTGACCTTGGCCGTCTGCTGCCCGCCCTTCGCAACGATCTTGCGTGCCGCACGCATGACGTCCTTGTGGGTGAGCGTGTACGCCTTGCCCTGCTCCGGGTGTTCCTCGTCTTCCGCGCCATCGCGGAACGTGAACGTCCAACCGGTGTCGTCGGTCCTCACGGTCGCGTCCCAATACCAGGAGTAAGAGTCCGCGCCGGACCCAAGGAAAATCGTGTCCGTCTGCTCCGGGGTGACTGCCATGGGTGTGCCCTTCCGTCGTGTGCCTTGCGTGTCCTGCGCCGGAGTCGAACCGGCGCGCCGCACCATGCAGGACTAGTCCTCAGACGGGGTCTTGCGCTTTCTCGAACGCACGACGTGGTGTGCGTGCATGGTGCCCACTGCCAGATAGGCGACACCCATCACCCAAGGGCTCTCGTGCCCGACGAGCCCGGCGGACAGGTAGCCGCCCGACAGAAAAACGTGCTCGGATTCGAGGGACTGCAACAAAACTCGCATGTGAAGCTCCCTATCGTCGTGTGCCGTGTGCGTGTCCACCGTGAGACTCGAACTCACACCCGTACCGGACCGGTACGGGTCACCATGGGGGACCTAGATGAGGTCACCGTTCTCTTTGTCGAACCTGACCGACACGGCCTGACCGGCGACTTTCTGCCGGGTGATCCGGCGATCGAGCGCGTTGGCCAGTGCCATCGGGTCCTTACCGGCCGGTATGCCGTCCGGGAACGTCACGGTGATCGTGAGCGTGTAGGGCTCAGTCTTGCTGGTCATTCGCTTTCCCTTCCTACTGTGTCCGTAGCGGACACGGACAAGGCAGGGACCTAGGCCCGTGCCTCACCGTGAAGCGCTACGCACTCCATTCCGTTGTCCCTAGCGCACTCCACTACTCGTGTCGGGAGCCCGTGTGCTCACGGTGGGGGGAGGAAGATCCTCGACCCCGGATACCGGTTGTCGGCAACCATCGGGCTAGACGTCGACTCGTCATGGTGTCGTGACGGATGTCAGTGCTAGGTCACTGCGGCGCCCAAGTGGGCCGCTCACTCTCGCTATGGCGTAGCCGTACCCGGTCGGTTCACTCCTGGGCAGCAGTCCGGGTGCCAGTGGTGCGCACCCTTCCCGCCACCCGCGTGTCCGGGGGGCCAGTCGCTCCGTGCCCGGGGGGTGGAACCCCGGTGCACGGCCTTGCATGGGAGTAGTCGCCTGGCAGCCCGGAAGCGTTGCCTCTCATGCGCGTCCGTTACGCACCCGTTACTGATCACTTGTAAACCCGCAGGTCACAGCGTCGGGGGAATGTGCAGTGTCCCGTAACGGACTCTCCCATGCCGGTAGATGCGGCCGCCCTTGGCGCACCGTGTCCGCCCGTGTGTACCGCGAAGAGTCCTACTGCTGGGTATGCGGGGAGCCCGTAGACCAGGCCATCCCCCGGGGCCATCCACACTCCCGCACCGTGGATCACCTAGTGCAGCTACGGCACGGTGGTGCACCCACAGACAGAGCCAACCTGCGCCTAGCCCACCTGACATGCAACGTCCGTCGCTCGGCCCGGATACAGGCACTCAGGGCCCAGCAATGCGCCTGCACGGACGGCCGCCCCTGTGGGTGGGTCAACCCCGGGCACCGTCGAGGGCTGATCGCCCTCGACCCCGACACCCTCTGACACCCGGGCACCACCCCACCCAAGGGGGGATGGGTGGTGGGTAGAGAGTCCCTCACCCTCACCACTGTCAGACACCACCCACCGACACCACCCCCGCCACAGAAGTGGATCACCGGAGGACCCATACCCACCCGGGGTACCACCCCCACACCCCCCAGGGGTACCCCATGTTGGTTGATCACCAAGAGTCAGATAGTTGATCACCGAGACCCCGTTAGTTGATCACCACCCCCTTTTTAGTGAAAAAATCATGCGACCACGCGCAGCCTGTCCCCGCATTTCCCGCCGAGAAGATCACGGACGGTGCGTGAGTCGTCATGGTTAGTGACCCCCGTTCGAGTCATGCGGCGAGCCAGCGAAAGTACTACAGGCACCGTAAGGGCGACCACAGCCTCTGTCTGCCGGACAAATGCACCGTCTTGGCTGTCGAGAAGGCCCTGGAGGCCGAAAAAACGCCCCCGGAGCCTCCTGGGGCCGCCCCAGAAGGCCGGAAAGCCCGCGAAGGGGAGCTGGGGCTCGGCCGAAGTGGTCGGAAGCTGTACGAGGCGGTGACGGAGGCTTCGAAGCGCCTCTCGCCCCTTCAGGTGCCGCTGCTGCTGGAGGCCTGCCGGATCGTCGACCGCCTCGACCAGCTGGACATCCAGCTACACGGCGGCGACTGGTTGCGCTTCCGCGCGCGAAACGACGACGGAACCGAGGTCCTGGTGGTCGTCGATCGCCTGCTCACCGAGGCCCGTGAACAGGCGACCGCCCTCAAGGGGCTGGTGGCGGAACTCGTCAAGACCGGCATCGTGGAAAAGCCGACCTCAACAGCGAAGAGCGGCGGTGGGGGAATTGTCGACCTCGCTGCCCTCATCGCTGCACGGCGGGCTTCGCCCGCGGGTTGAGTGGGCTCCCCCGTATGTACGTACCGACGGGGATGTTGCTATCCGACTGGCGGCACTGGCCGGTCTCGATCTTGACCCGTGGCAGTGCGACTCCCTGTCGCTGATGCTCGCTCGCCGGGCCGATGATCAATGGGCCTGCATGGAAGTCGCCGAGATCGTCAGCCGCCAGAACGGCAAGGGCAGCATCCTTGAGGCGCGCGTACTCGCCGGGCTGTTCCTGCTGCGTGAGCAGCTGATCATGTGGAGCGCTCACGAGTACAAGGACCTGGACCTCACTACGCCGATCCTCACGGTCCGGGGCTGGACCACGATGGGCGAACTCCAGACCGGCGACGAAGTCTTCGCTCCCGACGGGCAGCCGACGAAGGTCCTCGCCGCGCACCCAGTTCTTCGGGACAGCGACTGCTATCGCGTGACCTTCGCCGACGGACAGTCCCTCGTCGCTGGAGGACAACACCTGTGGCCGGTCACCGAAGTCCTCCGCTCCGGCACCACCGTGGATCGAGTGGTCACCACGGAGGAACTCCGCTCCGGCCTGGTGCACACCTACCCCAGCAAGAACCGGGACCGCCACCTCTACCGGTGGCGCGTGGCCCTCCCGCGGCCCCTCGAATATCCAGAAGCGGACCTGCCGATCGACCCCTACTTGCTGGGGATATGGCTCGGCGACGGCGACGCTCGTGGCGGCAGGCTGACCGTCGGGGCCGAGGATCTCACCCACGTTCTCGATGAACTCGATGCCCTGGGCGAGAAATGTTCGGTGGCCCCAGATAAGCGCACTGAAGGTCGCGTCTGGTACGTCGGCGTCTACGGGTTGCGCGTGCGCCTGCGCGCCCTCGGGTTGCTGGGCAACAAGCGGATTCCGCAGGCGTACCTGCTGGCCTCACGGGAACAGCGGGCCGCACTGCTCGCGGGAATCATGGACACCGACGGCGGAGTCTGCGGCGGTCACCAGCTCGTGGTCACGATGGTCAAGCGGGACCTCATGGAGGACGTCACCGCGCTCATTCGCTCTCTCGGTTACCGCGCCACGCTGCGGACCTACGAAGCGAAGCTGAACGGTCAGGGCGCCGGACCGATGCACCGTGCCCAATTCGCCCCCCGCGACGGAAGCCCCTTCCGGCTGGCCCGCAAGACGAACGCCATCGTCCGCCGGAAGACGAGCCGCTCGGCCTACAACGCCATCGTCTCTGTAGTGCGCGTGCCGATCCGGCCTACCCGCTGCATCACGGTGGCGCACGAATCCGGGACCTACCTTGCGGGAAGTGGCTTCATCCCGACGCACAACACCGCGATGGAAGCGTTCATCCGCGTCCGTACCTTGATCCACAACCTCATCGAGGCGGGGATCGTCGACGCCTCCGAGGTGAAGATCGCCGGAACCCACGGTGAAGAGGGCGTCACCATCAGGGCGACCGGCCAGCGGCTGAAATTTCTGGCCCGCTCCAAGGGGTCGGGTCGTGGCTTCAGCGGCGATCTCAACGTGATCGACGAAGCCTTTGCCTACACCCAGAGCCAGCACGCGGCGCTGATGCCCACCGTGAGCGCGCGGAAGAACCCTCAGCTCATCTACACCTCCTCCCCGCCCTTGGACGGGGACAGCGGAGGAGTTCTCTACGCCCTGCGGGCACGCGCACTGCAAGGCGGTGACACCTCCCTGGGTTGGCGGGACTGGGGCGCCGCCGGGGATCTGGAACACCTCCAGAAGATCGACCTGGACGACCGCGAGATCTGGGCGGCGACCAACCCGGCGCTGTCCATCCGGATCACCGAGGAAACCATCGCCCGCGAGCGCCGTTCCCTCGGGCCGGAAGAGTTCGCCCGGGAACGACTCGGGGTGTGGCCTCGCCAGCGGCACGGGGCCGGGGCCATCGACGTCGCGCAGTGGGCGAAGCTGCTGGACCCCGAATCCCGACGGGACGGGGCGATCAGCCTGGCATGCGACATCTCCCCGAAGCGGGACTATGCCGCCATCGGGCTCTACGGCCTCCGTAGCGACGGGATCGGGCATGTCCAGCTCATCGACTACCGGCCCGGAACCGAGTGGCTCCCAGAGCGCCTGGAGGAGCTGAAAACCACCCTCAACCCGGTCGCCATCGCCCTCGGGCGCGGTACCGCGGCGAGCCTGGAAACCGAGCTGAACAAGCTGGGCATGACGGTGCCGGAGAACAAAGACAACCCGAGGTCGGGTGACCTGGCCATCGTGGGCGGGCTCGACATGAGCGGCGCATGTGGACAGATCATTGACGCGGTGCGACAGGCCGAGCTGCGCCACATCGGTCAACAGCCCTTGGACCTGGCCGTCGCCGGGGCGAAGATCCGCGAACTGACCGACACCATCGCCTGGTCCCGGAAAAACGCCGACGCCGACATCTGCCCCCTCGTCGTGATCACCCTCGCGAAGTGGGCCCACGAAGAGCGGGCACACCTCGTCCAGGACTACGACGTCCTGGAAAGCATCTTCTAGCGACCGCGAGCCATCTTCACCGAGGACACCGACAGGTGCACTCGACGTGCGGTCTCCGCGATGCCGTGCAGCTTCACCAGGGCGCGAATGTCGTCGTCCCGCTGAAGCCTCGCCTGCCGGATCTTCTCCTCGCCAGCCGCGATGTACACGCTGGCGGCAAGTGCCCGTTCCTCGACATTGCGAATGGCGCGGAGGTCGTCCAGCGTCCGCGGGATATCGGTCATATCCCTAACCGTATACCGGGCTACACGTGCATGGGTGTAGCCGGGTCTGACCAGCCAAAACCGATCCACAAGAGAGAGTTCGGCATTGAGGGACACCGAGGGCCTGGTCTATTACCTGCTAGATGCGACCCGACTCGGGCAGCGCCTGAAGATCGGATACACGGCGAACCTGCGGCAACGGCTCAATGCGCTCGCCGCGGAGGCTACGAGTCGGCAGATTCCCCTTGTTCTCGCGCTGGAGACCGGCGGCGTGGCTCACGAACGTCATCTGCACGAACAGTTCGCAGGCTATCGGCTGATGGGTGAGTGGTTCCGGTACGAAGGCGCGCTTCTAGCGCACATCCGCGACCTGCCGAACCCCATGGGCTGGCTCTCCGATCGCCCGGAGCTATGGCGCTTCGCTGGAGGCTGGCAGTCGTTCAATGGCTGGCAAAGGCTGCCCGAAGGATGCCCGGACTTCGACGATTCGCCACCTGCGAAGACTTCCGGCCGCATCGACTTTTAAGAAACCCCCAGCTTCCCGCGTATTACGCGTTGACCTGCGAAAACTCTCCACTGTCCACCGGCGGGTAAGCAGAGGAGAGGAAACGTATGACGCTGAAGCATGTCCAGGTCGACCTCCGCGCCGACGGACTTCTCTGGCTCATCAATCGCACCGTGTTCCACCCCCGTGGATACGCACTGGGTTACGACGAAGAGGACGGGTCGTTCTGGCTCCTCGGAAACGGAACCGAACCGTGGGAGTTCACGCAGGACGACACCGCGCTCCTGATGCGCATCAAGGAACTGATGCCGTGAGGGACATCGCCACCACCATCCTCGACGTCCTCGGGCTGATCCTGATCGCCGCCGGAGCGACCGGCGCCGCCGCCCTCGTCATCGGATGGTTTCCCGCGCTGGCCGTCGGCGGCCTGGTGCTCATTGCGGGGTCCCTGCTGTCTTCCTGGCTGACCGACAAGGCAAACACGGACGGAGACTGACGTGGGTCTCTTCCGCCGCTCCGTGCCGAACCTGCCCACCTCCGAGTACATCCCCCGCCGCCCGCCAGCCTCAACGCTGGGCACGGCCGTGGTCACGAACGACACCGCGCTGCGGCACTCCGCGGTCTGGGCGTGCCTTCGGCTGCGCGCGAACCTGATCAGCACCATGCCAGTGGACGTGTACCGGCGGGTCCTCGGTATCCAGGTCGAACAGTCCACAGTGGTGTCCCCAGGTGGGGATGACATGAGCATCGAGGAGTGGCTGTACTCCACCCAATTCGACCTGGACCGCGCCGGAAACGTCTTCGGGGTCATCACCGAACGGTGGCATGTCGGTGACCTCCCCTCGCGTGTGGAACTGGTGCCCCTGTCCGAAGTGAGTGTCCGGGGCAAGGGTGGGCGCATCCTCGAATACCGGATCGCCGGGAAGCGCTACGCCCCTGAGGACATCTGGCACGAGCGGCAATTCACCGTCGCAGGCTTCCCGCTGGGGCTCTCCCCGGTCGCCTACGCAGCCTGGGTCATCGGGGAGTACCTGTCCATCCAGGACTTCGCCATGGGCTGGTTCGGGTCAGGTGGAGTCCCCAAGGCGGCCCTGCGCAACACCCGATTGGCCACCCTCACCGACGACCAGGCCACCACCATCAAGGACCGCTTCAAGTCCACCGTCTCCAGCGGGGACATCTTCGTCTCCGGCGCCGACTGGGAATACAAGATGATCCAGGCGCAGCAAACCGGTACCGAGTGGATCGAAGCGAAGAAACTGTCCATCGGGGAAATCGCGCGGTTCTTCGACGTCCCGGGCGACCTCATCGACAGCCCCCTCTCCAGCGGTCACATCACCTACGCCAACGTGACCCAGCGAAACCTGCAATTCCTCGTGATGCACCTCGGCCCGGCCGTGATCCGCCGCGAGAAGAGCCTCTCCAAGTTCCTCCCGAAACCCCTCTACGTGAAGCTCAACACCGACGCCCTGCTGCGCATGGACCCCTTGACGAAGGCACAGCTCGTCAAGCTCCAGATCGAATCCCGCACCGTCACCATGAACGAAGCGCGGGAACTCGACAACCGGAAACCCCTTACCCAGGACCAAATCGGGGAACTGCTGACGTTCTTCCCGCCGCCGCGCAGCGTTGAGGCCGGTGCCGGACTCCAGCAACCGCCCCCAGCCCCCACCACCGAAGGCGCGCTCTGATGAAGGAGACCACCATGGATATGAAGGTTGCGCAGGCGCGCGCCGCCGCGGCCCCGACCGTCCCCAATGGAGGGGGTCGCCTCCAGGGCTTCGCATCGGAACTGCGCGCCTCCACGGTGACGCGCAACGGCCAGGAGAAAGTTCGGCTCGAAGGCTATGCGTCCATGGTGGAACGCGCCTACGAGATGTGGGACCTGTTCGGGGAGTACCGGGAGGTCATCTCCCGCAGCGCGTTCGAGCAGACCCTGTCGACCAACCCAGACGTGGCGTTCCTGTGCAACCACAAGGGTGTCACGATGGCGCGGACGACCAACGGGACCCTGGAATTGTCGTCCGACCCGATGGGGCTGCGCTCCGTCGCCTACCTGAACCCCGAACGCCAGGACGTGCGTGACCTCGTCGCCGCCATCCGCGACGGCGACATCACCGAAATGTCGTTCGCGTTCATGATCGACGACGGGGAATGGAACGACGAATACACCGAATTCCGCATCAACAGCGTCAACCTCGACCGAGGAGACGTTTCCGCCGTCAACTACGGCGCGAACCCCTACACCAGCATTGCGGCGCGATCCCAGGAAATCCTCGCCGCGCTGGACCGGCTGCCCGCCGGTGCGCAGCGCGCCGCCGCCCAGCGCCTCGCCGAAGTGATGACCGTCGAACGCGGCCCGATCGCCGTCCACCACACCGCCACAGTGGACACCCCGTGGGACGGTGGCGCAGCCGAGAAGAACCTCAACGACGGCGACACCACCGCCTTCAAGGCCTGCTACGCCTGGGTCGACGGGTCCGGCGACCCGAAGCAGAAGGGCTCCTACAAGTTCCCGCACCACGAAGTCTCCTCCGACGGGAAGGTCGGCGCGGCGAACATCCCCGGCGTCCGCAACGCCCTGGCCCGACTGTCCTCGGCGGACATCCCCAGCGGTGACGCCGCCGGTGTCAAGGCGCACCTGGACGCGCACATGGCCGACTTCAACGGCAGCGCCGAGAAGGCCGCGACAGGGCGGGATCTGCGCCTCATCGAAGCCCTGCTGGAAATCTAGACATCCCGACCAGATCGGGAACTCTCCAAAGAGAAAAGCTCGGCACTCAGACCGAGGACGCCACTCAGAGCGAAGAAACACATCCATCTCATGCCGCCACTCAGAGCGGTAGCTGACGGATCTCCACATTCCGCAACTACCCTTTGAAGGGAGGTCTGTCGTGATCGTCGACGAGCTGATCAACAGCATCGAAGTCGAACTGGAGCAGACCATCAAGGCCCGCGACAAGAGCGTGGCCGAAGTCAAGTACATCCTCGAAGCTGCCCGCAAGGAAGGCCGAGGCGCGCTGACCCAGGAGGAAGAGGGCCGCGTCCAGGCCCTCTTCGAAACCCGCGACCGGCTCAAGGGCGAAGTCAAGGGGATCGAGTCCAAGCTGGAGGCCGCCCGCCGCGCCCGCGCTGAAGAGCTGGAAACCGAGAAGTACGCCGAGCAGCGCCAGAAGGGCGTCGCGTCCGCCCCCTCCTATGACCGCGTCGCCCGCGTCGGGTCTGAGGAACGCACCTACAGCAAGGAAAAGGACCGCAAGGGGTCCATGTTCCTGCGAGACGTGGCCCGGCAGTACTTCTACCGGGACCTGGAAGCCGAACACCGGCTGTCCCGGCACATGCAGGAAGAGAAGGTCGAACGCGGCCAGTACCTGGAACGCGCCGTCGGCACCTCGGCGTTCGTCGGCTTGACTGTTCCGCAGTACCTCACGGACCTCTACGCCCCGGCCGTCGCGGCGAACCGTCCCTTCGCGGACATCTGCGTCGGACACGACCTTCCCGAGTCCGGCATGACGGTCAACATCAGCCGGATCACCACCGCCTCCAGCGTGGCGGGCCAGTCCAGCCAGAACTCCGCCGTGTCCGAAACGAACATGGCCGACACCCTGCTGACCCTGAACGTCCAGACCGCCGCCGGTCAGCAGACCCTGTCCCGCCAGGCGATCGACCGTGGCACCGGCATCGAAGAGGTCACCGTTTCCGACCTCTTCAAGCGCTACGCCACGAACTTGGACTCGACCTTGATCAACCAGGCGACCACCGGTCTGTCGGCTTCCGCGGGCACCGCGGCGACCGTCACCACCCAGTCGCTGACCGGTGTGTACCCGCAGATCCTTGCCGCTGCGGCCGCGTCGGAAGCGGCCCTGCTGGCGCAGGCCACTCCGAACTATGTCGTGATGCACAGCCGCCGCTGGTATTGGTTGAGCAACCTCATGACGAACACCTGGCCCGCGATCCACCAGCCGAGCCTGTCTTCGTACAACATCGGTGACAACACCGCCACCAGCTACTCCCGTGGTGTCCGCGGTGTACTCCCCAACGGCATGGTCGCCGTCGTGGACAACAACATCACCACCGCCGCCGGAACCGGCACCAACCAGGACGAAATGTTCGTCGTCGCCAGCGACGAATGCCACCTCTGGGAAGACGCCGACGCCCCGGTGTTCATCCGGGCTGAGCAGCCAGCTGCCGCCAGCCTGGGGGTTTTGCTCGTTCTTTACGGTTACTTTGCCTACACTTTTGGCCGGTACCCGAACGGTCAGCAGAAGTTGGCCGGTGCCGGACTCGTTACCCCGACCTTTACGGGTAGCTAATCAATAGAGAGATGGGCAGGCGCACACACACTTAGCCTGCCCATCTCTCCAACATAAAATAGGACGACAAATGGTTCAGGGAAAACCCTTCTGTAGTGTCTGTGGCGGTCCCCGCGAGGATTGGTCTCAGCTGTATACCTGCAAGAGTTGCCACCGAGCCCGCGTGCGGGAATCAGGGCGGCGTCGCAAAGACCGGACTGGCTCCGCCAAGAAGCCGCAGGAGTTCTGCTCGCGCTGCCACGACGTGCGCACAGGTCGCCACCCGAGCTACTGCATCCCGTGCTGGCAGGCGAAGGCGGAGGAGCGGCGCCTTCATGCCTGTGCTCGATGCGGGGCGGATCGCGAAGTAACTGACCGCATGAGCCCCAGCTACTGCAATCCCTGTGCTCGTGAAAACTGGCTGATGAGGAAGTACGGGATGACGCCCGCTGATTTCGAGTGGCTGCTTGCCGAGCAGGATCACCGCTGCGCGATCTGCGAATGCGTGAACAATGGTCGGCCGTGGCACGTCGACCATTGTCACGAGACGGGCGCAGTCCGCGGAATCCTCTGTGACGTGTGCAACCGCGGGCTGGGGAATTTCCAGGAAAGCGAGAAACTTCTCCTTCGGGCCGCCGACTACCTCGACCGGGTTCCCCCGGCATTTCCTTCTACCGAAAGTGAGTTTGCCTGATGCCCGGAATCAGTGCGGCCGACTGGGATTCGACTCTGGTCGCAGCTGCGGTCGATGGCGCCGCCAGCGCCGCCACCACCGCGACGAGCCTGCTCCCTGCCGCCGCGCGCCTGACCATCAATCCGAACTTCTTCTCCCGCGCCGGACAGATGCTGCGGGTGCGGGCTACTGGACGCGTCAGCAACATCGTCACCACGCCCGGCACCCTGACCCTCGCCCTGGCGCTCGGTCCGACGAGCAACATCGCCGCATGGTCCAGTGGCGCGATCTCGCTGAACACCACAGCGAAGACGAACGTGTCGTGGGACCTGAGCGTGACGTTGACGTTGCGCGCGTTCGGCTCCGGCACCTCCAGCAACTTCATGGGCATCGGAACCTGGACGTCGGAGTCTGTCGTCGGCGCGGCCGCTGGCTCTGCCCTGCCGATGCTGTGCCCCGCGTCCGCCCCGGCTGTCGGTACCGGATTCGACTCCACGGTGACGAACATTCTGGACCTTCAGGGGACCTTCTCCCTGGCTGGCAACAGCATCACCTGCCACCAGTTCGAAGTCGAAGCGATCAACTCCTGACCCCATGAGGATTCTTCGCTCGTGGCCCGATCAGGTACCTCCCGGTCGGGCTCACGTCGTGGATTCCCTGGAGCGCCTCACCATCCACTCCGCGAACTACCGGCCCCTTGCCGCGATCAAGGATGACGTCCTGATCATCGAATGGGACATGGCCGTGGGCCAGGCGGACCTGGTGAGGTTCATCGGCCTTTGCCGGGCTGAACCAGAGGTCGTCCGCGTGGCTCCCTATCTGCTCTACGGCGGCGCGGAACCTGTCTGGGCGCACCGGAAATGGTCCGGCGCAGGCGGGAACACTCCGGCGCCGGGCAGCGCCCAGCCGGTGCATTCCGGCGACCCCACATGCAATCTCTTCGGGCTCGGAATGACCTACCTGCCGCGCACGGTGATGCGGAGGTACTTCGCCGACTGCTATTCCGCGCACGCCGGAGATGTCGAAATCTCCATGTGGCACTACCGAAACATCGCCGAAGAGGTGCCGGTCGCCTGGGACGTACTCCCCGTGCATCTTCACTACCCGATCGAAGGACTGACATGACCGTGCCTGACGTGCCCGAAGCCCTGGAGCCCCAGGTGGCGCAGCTGCGCGCCACCCGCGCCAACGCCGTCGCCTATGGACAGACCGACATCATTGCCGCCGTCGATCGCCAGCTCGCTGCCCTGGGGATCGAGCAGGAGAAGGAGAAGGAGGAGTCGGAGGCTCCGAAGCAGGCTGTGCCGCAGGGGCGGACCGCGGTGAACCCGAAGCAGACGGTCGCCGACCCCGGTAAGGACAAGTAGTGCTCCTGGCCGCCTACTCGTTCGACGAGAGTGGCACCACGGTCATCGACTACTCCGGCCACGGCAACTCCTTCGCCATCACCGCCGACGCCACCCGGGGTCTCGGCCACACGAACGGCGGGTTGACCCCGAACGGGACCACGGCGGTCCCGATGCCCAGCATCGGTGTCACCGACAACCGCACCGTCATGATGTGGATCAAGGGCACCATGCCTGACGGGTGGCCGATCCAGTGGTATGCCTCAGCCGTCACATCCGGCGCTTGGGGCATCCTCCACATCGGATCGAACATTGCCATCCAGGCGCGCAACAGCACCGACTACGTACAGCCCTCAGTCGCTTGGGACACCACGACCTGGCACCACGTAGCGGGCACCTACGACGGGGTCACCGTCAAGCTCTACGTGGATGGTGTTGTCGCCGACCAGGCCGCGCTGTCCGGCCCGCTGCGCACCGACACCGACCCGCCGACGCTGTTCGGCTGGAGCGGCAGCTCCCTGCACGACGACCTCCGCATCTACGACTCCGCCCTGGACGCGCCGTCCATCGTCACGGCGATGAACACCCCCGTCGCGGTGAACAACCTCGCCTCCGCCGCAGCCCTGGCCGTGGACACCTCCTTCCTGGCTCGTGTCACCGCCGCGATGGAGTTCTACGGAGTCACCCTCGGCGATGCGATCCTCGCCGCCTCCACCGTC